ACTCTGAGCGTATCGGTCATGGCTTGAGGCTCCAGTCATCAGGCGGTGGAAAGTCTTTTCCGGGCGGTACGCCCGCAGGCAGCACGGCGCGCGCGTGCACGTCGGCCTCGGTCTCCGTGTCGACAGGACGGTCGGTGAAGAGCAGCGCGTCGAAGCTCAGCGCCGGGTAGAACGGGCCCTGGTCGATGTCGTTCGCATCGCGCCAGACCACGTCGATCTCCGACACGAAGCCGGGGAAGGTCTGCTGACCTGCCTCGATGAACGCCTCGCGCTTGATGGCGGTCGACAGGTCGATGCGCACGACGCCCGCCTCGAGCAGCACGTCGCCGCCGTCCGCGTGCGCCGGGTGGTAGCCGCGCTTGAGCGCGCGCAGCATCGAGTGCCAGACGCGGTCGAGCAGCGGCCAGCGCACGTCGAGCTGCTCGCGCCCCGCGGCCGGCGTCGCGTACACGAACTGCAGCGTGCTCGTGTGATTGACCCACTGCACGGTCTGCTGGCTCGAGCGCGACCGGACGCGGTAGCAGTGCAGCGCCGGCAGCGCGCCCGCGCCGACCATGGTCAGCGTGAACGGCACGTGCGACGTCGTGCTGACGGCGTTCTCGACAGGCACGCCGGCTGCGGCCATGTCGATCGCGAGGTCGGCGTTGATGGCGTCGTAGAGCAGCGCCAGGATGGGCGTGACGAGCGGGTCGGGAATGACGTCGAGCGCGTTATCGGCCACGTGTCACCTCCGCTCGAATGGGAAGGTGGAGCCGCCGACCGCGCCGCCGCCGCCGCTTGCGGGCGTGAAGCGTCCGTGAATCGCGCCGAGGTACTCGCGCTCGTAGTTGCGCGCGAGCGTGTGGTTGCGGTCGTCCTGCGCGGCCATCGCCGCGAAGTAGATCTTGCTGAGCGCCCGGTAGCAGACGGCGAGCTTGAGCTCGACCGGGTTGGCGAGGTCGGTCTCGTGCAAGGGCGGCGCGCGCGAGGCGAGCGCTGCGATGGCGTCGTCGAGCGCGGCCTGGCGGAAGACGTCGCGCGTCGGCTGGTCCTTGTTGATGCGGTTGAGCTCGGACAGCCCGCCGACCTGGTTGGCGAGGTCCGTGTCGGTGCAGATGCTGTCGACCGCGAGCGCCATCAGCGAACCTCGAAGCCGCAGTCTTTGAAGGCGCGGCCCATCGCGCTCTCGAGGATGTCGCCGTCCTCGGCATCGATGGCATCGCGGATGAAGCGCTTTTCCGTGACGCCGGTGCGCGTGCCGAACTCTTGCGCCAGGCCGTAGAGGTAGCCGTCTTCGCTCGTCGCGGCGAAGCTGACGACGCCGAACATCTCGCCGTTGCCAGTCACCGTCACGCCGTCTGACTGGATGGAGTTGCGTAGCGCCGCCGTGCGGTCGGTGAACGTCGTCGTCAGCTTCGCGTGCGCTGCGATGCTCTCGAGCGTCAGGTCAAGGCCCTGCTCGAGCCGCACGCGCATCGCGCCCTCGAGCTGCGCAAACGCAGCATGGAAGGCGTCGAAGTCGGCGACGATGCTGATCACTTCTTGCCGCCCTTGCCCTTGAGCTTCTCGCTCCAGCTGGGCGCGCGCTCTCGAGCAGCGGGCGGCGGCTCGGGCGTGGGCAGCGCTTGACCGCCCTCGGGCAGCGTGGGCAGCGTGCCGCCCTCGGGTCGCGTGGGCAGGTTGACGCCGACAGGCGGGCGCCCTGGCACCGTGTTGTCGATGCCGGGCTGCTCGCCAGGCAGCTCCTGGCCAGCCTCGGGGATGGCCGGCAGGTTGCCGCCTTCGGGGCGCTCGGGCAGGTTGACGCCGATGGGCGGCAGCTCGTCCGGCAGTTCGGGACGCGGCAGCTCGTTGTCGGGGCGCGGCCCTTCGGGCAGCGTCACGCCGATAGGCGGACGCTCGGGCGGCAGGGCGTTGTCGATGCCGGGCTGCTCGCCAGGTAGCTCGTTGTCGACGCCAGGGCGCGTCGGCAGCGTCGTGCCTACGGGCGGCACTTCGGGCGGCAGCGTGTTGTCGATGCCGGGCTGTTCTCCCGGCAGCTCGTTGTCGATGCCGGGGATGGCGGGCAGCGTGCCGCCCGTGGGCGCGTTCGGGTCGGTCTCGCCCTCGCCCTTGAGCTTGCTGGTGTCGCCGAGCTCGAGCGGCTCGCCCTCGACGCGCAGCGCGCCGAGCACGGCGTGCGCGCAGATGAACTTGCGCAGGCACCGGACGTCGACCGAGCGCGTGGCCACGCCCTGCTCGAAATAGGTGCCGCCGTGCTCGCCCTCGAGCGTCTCCGAGAGCGCGAACAGCCAGCGGTCCGTGTACAGGGTCGCCGGCTCGTAGGGTACGTCGTCGATCGAGAGTGCCATGGGCGTCGAGCTCCAGCCGCGCGAGCGAGCGCAGCGCTACGGGTTGGTCAAGCGGTCTTGAGCTCGGAGGCGCGCGCGATCGCGTACTCGCTGCCGACCGCGAGCGAGCCGTACCACTCGACGCGCGTGCGGAAGCCGGCCTTGCTCTCGAGCTGGCCGATGTCGTACATCTTGACGCCGCCGATGACTGCGTCGTACGGCGTCAGGTTCGCAAGCGCCTGCTCGCCCTGCTGCTGCACGCCGAAGTACAGGCCCGTCTCCGCTTCGAGGCTCGCCAGGTACACGCTGGACAGCGTGGTGCTCGCGCCCTTGACCTCGTTGCTCGGCACGTCGTCGACCTGGAAGATCGGATAGCCGTTGTACTGCGGCACGAGCACCTGCGCGGGCTGGCCGTTCATGCCCAGCACCGGGATGGCGAGCATCTCGGGCGTCATGCCGCCCGAGGCCGAGCGAGACAGCGCCATGAACTTGCGCTTGAGCTTGGCGTTCATGAAGAACGCCGCCTGCTCGCGGTGCTTGAGCTTCTCGAAGATGAGCTGGTCGAGCGTGTCGAAGCTCAGCGCGTCGCCGTCCACGCCGGCCACCGACGACGGCACGGTCTGCGACGGCGGAACGAGCTTGGGCAGCCCGTCGAACTCGTGCGTGGTCGTGTTGAACGTGACCGAGGTGATGCCGTCCGCAGTCGCCGAGGCGACCGTGATGTTGACGACGATCTTCTTGTTCGGATTGTCGGACGCGAGCACGACGTTGGTGCTGTTCGCAGTGACCGCGACGGGCGTGCCGAACGTGCGATCGCCGGGCGCGCGGTAGCTCCAGAACGTGCCGGCGTGCGTGTACTTGATGTCGCCCGGTCCAAAGCGCGCCGAGTCCGTGTGCGCGCTGGCGCTGACGAACACGAGCGCGAGAGCCGGGTTCACGGCCGCGCCCGAGAAGGTCGCGCTCGTGACGTAGCCGCCGCCGAACATCCGGTCCTGCAGCTTCATGCCGAGGGCCTTGAGCTTCTGCTTGAGCTGGATGGCGCGCGGGTCGCCGTTCGGGTCGGTCTGGTTGAGGACCGTGTTGAGCACGTCGACGTCGGTCTCGATGAGCCGCATCGGAACGGTCACATCGTCGAACGTCGCCGACGACTCGACGGTGACGGGGTTGGCAGGGTCGACGAACTCGATCGTGGGCAGCGCCTTCTCACGAGCGTACGTCCACGCGGAGCCTGTCTTCGGCACGAACTGCATGCGCGAGAAGAGCTCGTTGGTGACCGCGATGCCGAGGAACACGCCGCGAGTGAGCGGGTTGCGGGCGATCTTCGCCGCCTCGTAGAGGGTGAATGCCATGGCGGGTGAATCTCCTGTCTGAGTGTTTCTGCCCGCCTGCAATCACGCGGGTCTGGTTACGAGGACTTTTGTGCTTGTGCGCTGAGACCTGCCGAGAGCAGGCCGTCGAGGTTGGCGATGGTGTCGACGGTCTGCGGACCGCCGTTGCCGTTGAGCGGCGAGCGCGGCGAGTTGCTGCCGCCGTCCTGCTTGCCGGCGAAGTAGGGGTTGTCGACGAGGTACTGCTTGGCCGCCTCGGCGAGCTTGGTGAAGCTCTTGCCGCCGACTGCCACGGACTTGGGCTCGAGGTTGTCGTCGAGCTCGATCTGCGCCTCGCTCAGGAACGTGAGCGTCGCGGCCTTGCTCGCGCCCTTGGCGATGCCGGCGTCGGACAGCGCGCTCGAGACCAGGTGACGCTGCACGTAGCCCCGGTGCGCGTCGGCGGCCTTGGCGGCGTTCTGCTCGGCGGCGGCGACCTTCGCGGCCCACTCGGCCTCGAGCTGCTTTTGCTTGTCGGTCGACTTCTGCAGGTTGTGCTGGAGCTTCTCGAGCTCGCTCTTGCCCTTGAGCTTCTCCTGCTCGAGCTGCTCCTCGCGCGCGGCGTCCGCCTCGGCCAGGCGGGCCTTGATGCTGTCGAGGTCGGCGAGCGCAGCGGCCTGCGCATCGAGCTGCACCTTGAGCTTGCCGACACGCTCCTGGACGATCGCGTTGAGCTCCTCTTGCGAGAACGTCTTGCCGCCGCCTGGCGCGGGGTCGCCGTCCGGCGAGCGCAGCACGCCGGGCAGCGCAAACCAGGGCAGGGCGTTGCAGACGGTCGCGCTACGGGCGACGGGCTCGCGCATGCGCAGCGGGTCGAACGCCTCGCGCTCGAAGGCGCTGGCGGCGAACGCGTGACTGCGGGCGTGCTTGGTGGGCGTGGTCATGGTGGTCTCTCGTCTCCCCGGCAGCGCCGGTGTTCCCCGATTGACAGCACGCGCTGACGCAGCCCAACGGGTCGGAGCTGCAGCGCTGGGGCGGATGCTTTCACAGCACCGCCAAGATCAATCACAATGGCCCCCGGGCAGGGGCCGAGCCCGGGCGCCTAGCGGGGCCTGCGCGGCGCCTGGCGGCCTCGGCGCGCCGCGCAGTACGCCCAGGCGTCGACGCAGAGCTCGAGCGCCCAGAAGAGCGCGCAGGCGGGCCAGTAGCGCGACTCGACGTGCGCCCAGCCGTACGCGATGAGCGCAGCGACCAGCAGGTCGAGCGCGAGCAGCGTCACGGCGCAGCCGGGGAGGGCGCGAGCGACAGCAGCGTGAAGCGCGGGCGCATGAGGCCGTCCGGCCACTGCACCGGCTCGATGAACATCTCGAGCGGGCGCACCCAGATCGCGCTCGTCTCGTGCGAGACGTAGACCACGACGCGCTGCTCGCGGTCCTCGCTCAGCCGCGCAAGCCAGAGCAGCGTATACGTGCCGCCCTTGTAGTGGCGATAGGACTGCATCATCGCGGCTCGCCCGTCCGGTGGTAGACGGCGGCGAGCTCGCTGCGCGCCCGCGGCGCCGGGAGCTTTCCGTTGGACGCGCCGCGCAGGAGCGACAGCGGGCGGCCCTCGACGAACGCGTTGTACGCATGGATGGCGCGCGCCGCCTCGTCGAGACCTGCGACCATGCGGCCGAGTTCCGGCCCACGCATCCCGGTGATCATGACGCTGCAGAGCGCCTTGACCGCCGTGCACTCCTGGCCGCCGATGACGTGCGAGTTGTCCACGACGTGCGTGAAGAACTCGAGCGCCGCGTCTCGGTCGACACGCAGACACGCGACCATGCCCGCCATCAGCCCGGCCCTCGGCTGCATGCCCTTGACGCTGCGCCGGTGCAGCGCGGCGATGACGTCGCGGAACGGATGCGCGAGCGCGATGTCCACCTTGGCCTGGTTGCCCAGGCGCGCGTACGCGTTCTCGCCGAACCCGACGTGGTCGTAGACGAGGCCCGCGATGACGCCTGCGTGCAGCGCGGTCTTGCCGGAGCTTTTGATCTTGGCAATCTGCGCCAGCGACCGCGACTTGTTGCCGGAGTCGATCGTGCTGAACGCGTCGTCGCCGACGATGCACACGGTCCAGTCCAACGTCACGCCCGCCTGCACCTGCGCCGTCAGGCGATGCTGGCCGTCCACCAGGTCGACCTCGCGCGAGAAGCACAGCGCCGAGCCATTCTCGAGGAAGCGCCCCTCGGTCATGGCCGCCTGCAGACGCGCGACGTGCTTCTTGCTGACGCTGCGCTGGTAGGCCGGGCGCAGCTCGAGCAGCTGGCGCGCCTGGTCTGGCGTGCAGCCGTGAATCCGGCCGAACGTGCTGTTGGACCATCGCGTCGCGCCGATGGCGCACAGCACGGCGCCGACCATCTCATCTGTCAGCTCCGTCTTGGTCGTGTGCACAGGCCGCCCCCATTGGTTGATCAGTGTCAGCTGCCGTCGATTCGTCATCCTGCCCCTGCCTTCCTGCTGCGCGTGAGCAGCGAGCTAACGCGCTTGATCTGACCGGTCGGCTCGAGCACCTGCTGGCCCTTCTCGAGCAGCGCGTGCCGCGTCGGACCGAGGATGGCGCGCGCCTTGTCCGGGTTCGCAGCGAGCCAGCCGGCCGCGTCAGGCGAGTCGTGGTCCTGCATCTCCTCGGGCACCTGGCCCTCCTCGTCTGCAGGCCGGTCGAAGAACTTGCGGTCGATGACGGCGTGCACCGTGCACAAGCAGTTATGTGCTACAACGCCATCGACGACGTACGACTCATCGACGTCGACAGCGAAGTTGTGCACCGGGCCGTCGTAGGCGACGCGCTCGAGCGCCGTCACAGTGGAGAGAGAGAAGTGCCCAGCAGCAGCCCTCACGTTGACGCTCTCGCGCAAGAGGTCGTCAAGCTCTACGTCGCCAAGCAGCTGAGCGTTCTGGAAATCGCGACTCGCACCGGACTGCATCGGGCGACTGTCGACCGCGTTCTGCAACGCGCCCAGATCGTCAAGCGTACTGCCTCCGAGCAGCAGATCGTGGCCAGCGCGCGTCGCTCGCCTGCGAAGCGCAAGGCCATGGTTGTCGCTGCGCACGTCGCTCGACGCGGGTCGCAAGACTCCTTCGCGTCGCTGTTCGCACGAGCTCACACCAAAGAGCATCGCGCTGTCCCGACCGCTCACGAGGCGCGCGTGCTCGCTGCACTCACCGACGACGGGTACCTGCCTGTCGCGCAGCTGGCTGTCGGCAAGTACAACGTCGACGCTGGGCTTCCCGAGCTGATGCTCGCTGTCGAGGTCGACCCTGGCGACTGGCATCGCGGCGGGCGCAAGCGCATCGCTGACCTTGCCAAAGAGCGCTACCTCGCTGCGGTCGGCTGGCGCGTGCTGCGCGTCGACCCGAGTAAAGACCCGGTCACCTGGCTGAAGCTGCTCCGCAGTCTGCCAGCCCCGAGCCGTAAGCACAGGATGCTCTGGCGTCGCTATCAGACGCTTGTCGCCAATGGTCGCTACGACGAGCTGGCCGCGCCATGGGCGCGCGCTGAGGCGCAGCACGCGACGTAGCGCGCCCGAGTGCGTGCGCACGAGCATGCCCGGCACGATGCGCTCGATGGGTACGTCGCCGTCGCTGGTCTCGACCAGACAGCCAGGCGGGCAGCAGTTCGGGTGCGGCATCGCGGGCACTGCGCCTGCTGGGTAGCGACCGGGGCCGAGCTCGTACGCATTCTGGTTGGCGAGGATGTCGCAGACGTCCATGCGCGAGCCGCCGTGCAGCGAGCTCGCGTGGCGGTTGCTGAGCGTCCACTGGAAGCAGACCACGCCCGGCTTGTCGGCCGTCTGCTTGACGTACGACTGGCGCATCGCCTCGACCGTCTCGGAGCGCGCGATGCGGTTGGCCTGGAAGGCGAGCTTGTCTTTGACGTAGCGCCCGACCACGTCGTCGAGCTGCTTGTCGCTGGCGGTCTGCACCTCGCGCACGAACTTCTTGGTCGCGCTCTTGAGGCTGTACTTGCTCGGCAGGAACGTGTTGTCGGTCTGCACCTCGCCGAGCTTGGCGATGCGCCCGGCGTAGCTCTTGGCCAGCTGGCGCAGCTCGCCCGCGTCGCCTGCGCGCGCGGCGGCCTCGAGCTCCTGGAGGTACTTGGGCAGCTCGACGGCGCGCGGGTCGATGCGCTCGATCTTGCGCGCGGCGCCGAGGATGCCTCGCTGCTGCTGGACGCCTCGCTGCACCTCGGCGGCCATCTGCTGCGAGACCTCGCGGTCGACGCGGCGCATGCGCTTGGTCAGCCCGACCTTGTCGACGGTGATGCGTCCGGCGATGCGGTCTGCGGCCTCGCTCATCGCGCTCGCGGTCGCGCGCACCTGCGCGTCGAGCACCTCGTCGCCGAGCACGGCGCGGAACGTCTGCTCTGCTGCGGCGGGGCCGGCGTCGGCGCCAGCGCGGATGGACTGCCGCACGATGCGCACGCGCTTGGGGAAGGTCTTCGCGAACTCCGCATCGAACAGCTGCTCGAGCTCGGCGGTCGAGCGGCGCACCTTGGTGGCCTCGCGCAGCTTGGCGAGCACGTCGCTGGCGAGCTGCGCGTGCGCCTGGGCGAGGTCGAGCTCGCCGCGACGGATCTTGCCGAGCAGCTTGCGCAGCTCCGCGCGGTAGAGCGTGAGCGCCTTGTCAGCCACGCGACGCCTCCTCAGGCGGCAGGCCGAGCGAGAGTTCGAGGTGCAGCGCGGCGAACGGAATCAGGCAGAGGTAGATGTGCAGATGGTTCGGGTAGGCGAAGCGCTCGATGACCATGCCGCTCTGGAGGCGGCGCTCGACGATGACGAGCTGCTCGACGCACTGGCGCACGTCCCAGTGCAGCCCGACCCAGGCGTAGCGCCACTGGAGCTCGAAGCGCATGCGTACGAACATCATCGGGTCTGCTCCTCGCTCTCGCGCTGCAGCTGCTCGACCTCGTTGACCAGGTCGTCGATCCACGGCAGGCACGCCACGAACGCCAGCACGAACAGCGCCAGCGTGAACGCGCAGCCGATGCGCAGAATCTCGTCGTCGCGGCTGTGCTGTCTCACGGCGCCTCCTCGAGCAGCAGGAGCAGCTGCTCGAACGCCTCGCGCCTGGCCTTGGCCTCGCCCGGATAGTCTTCCTGGCCGGTGCGCTCGTCGTAGGCCCAGTCGTCGCGGTCGGTGCGCAGCGTGCTGACGAGCGCCTGGTAGGCCGAGCTCGCGCGCAAGAGCTCGAGGGCGCGCTGCGTGCGCACGAGCTCGAGCAGCGCGCCGCCCGGCACGAGCACCGAGTAGTAAGCGTCCGCCACGGTCAGCGAGCGCGCGTCGCGCGCCTGCTGCTCGAGGATGTCGAGGTCAGCGGTGAGCATCAGGCTGCCTCCTCTTCCTCGTCGTCGTCGTCAGGCGGCGGCTCTTCCTCGTCGTCGTCTTCCGCATCGGCGGGGCGCGCGGTGAACGCGGCGGTGGCCGCTTCTTTGTCCTTCTGCGCCTGGTCAATCTCGTCCTCGATCTCGCTGTCGATGGTCAGCTTGGTGTCGCTGGCGAGACCGGGCAGGAGCTTCTGGACAAGGCGCTGCAGCATCTCGACCTTGGCCTGGCGCCCGATGCCGAGCGACAGCGCCGCCGTGACCTGCTCGAGCTCGTCGCCGAGCGCCGCGTCCGCGTAGCTCTCGTGCGCCGTGCACTCGATGGCCTGCAGCTTGTCCTCTGCGATGTTGAGCCCGCGCCCGGTGATGATGAGCGTGTCGCGGTCGGCGCGCGCGACCGCCTGCGCGAGGCTTACGATCTGGACGTTGGTCTTTTCGAACTCGACCTCCTTGCTCTGCGCGCTCGTGTTGACGCCGCTCGCCTTGGCGTACTCGACGCCGCTGATGCGGTAGATCTCGATGATGGTGGCGGTGATGCGGGCCTCGAGCGTGCTCGCGATGGTCGGCGGCGGCGCGAGGTAGAACGGAACGACCTTGGCCTGGTCGCTGATGACGAGCCCCGTGCTGACGCCGCCCGTGCCCGTGTTGTTCGCAGCAGGAGCCGCGCCCGGCCAGACGAGCTGCGCGAAGACCTGACAGCGGATGTGCTCGTCCATCTCGCTGGTCAGGTTGAACAGGCGCCGACCCTCGAGCGCGATGTTGGCGTTGATGCTCTTGGCCTTGACGCTGTCCTCGACGCTCGTGTCTGCTCGCCACGACACGATGGGCACCGCGCCGAACGGATGCGTGCCGCTCTCGGACGGGCCGACCGCATCGCCCGTCACCTCGTAGACGGTCCAGTCGGTGCGCGTCCAGATCGTGTAGCGCGTGGTGCGCACGGCATCCTGGTCCCATGCGGGCTTGTGCGTCGACGTGACGCCGACCTTCGCCCAGACGAATCCGCCCTGGTCGTCGAGCTCGTAGTCGAACAGGTGGCAGGGAAGGTTGAGCACGACGTACGGCTCGAGCTTGCCCGTCTGCTCGACCGTCAGGGCCTCGCGCGGCGCGCTCGGCATGTCGACCAGCAGCGGAAACCACCCGAGCACCGCCGTGACGAGCACGCGGCGCCTGAAGTCTTTGTCGTAGCCGGTGCGGTCAATCCACTCGAGCAGCTCGGGCGGGACGTTGTTCCGCTTGTGCGGCTTACGCGTGATGTACCCGACCTTGATCGCGGTCGTCGGCTCGACGTAGTTCAGGTAGTGCGCGACGTCGACGCGCCGCTGGTACTTGATCGAGTCTTCCGCGTTGAAGCGGTCGAGGTAGCTGTGCGACGCCTCGACCGCGCTCTTGCTGAGCGTTGCGAACCTGCTGTAGGTCTGACTGACGATGCCCCAGAATCCCGCGGCGTCTTGCTTGACGCGGCCGAGGTAGCCGCCTGCGCCGGTGTAGCTGTCGAGCAGGAACTGATGCCACTCTAGCTCGAGCGCGTAGCCCTCGCGCTTGGCCTCGAGTGCGTCTTTGGTGGATGCGAATGGCATGGTGTCTCCTAGAGTCCGGGCACGTAAAACGGGGTGGGCGTGACGCTCGTCGTCAGGTCGAGGAACACGCGCGAGGTGCCATCGACCTGGTCGTCCTTGACGCCTGGCGTGGGGAAGGCTTCGAGCTCGTTGAGGTACGACTCGTTCCAGTCGCCGCGCAGCAGCTTGACGTTGCCGCCCTCGGCCTGCGCGCTGACGGGCTTGGCATAGGTCTGCTTGTTCTCGGCGGCGACGACGATGCGCACGTCCCAGCCCGCGAGCTCGCGCAGGTAGCGCTCCGCCTCGCTCTTGCCTGCGGCGCCTGGGTCTTGCCAGAAGCACTGACGGCACTCTCGACCGTCGTCGCGCGTGGTCCGGTGCACGAGCTGGTCGACGGCGTAGGGCCGGTCGCGCAGGCTCTTGACGTCCTGCACGACGAACAGGCCCGAGGCGTGCCGCGAGGTCTTCACGCCGCGCGTCCAGTCAGGCTCCTTGTTCTCGGTGCTCGGCAGCGTCGCCGCAAGGTCCCAGCCACGGCTCAGGCCGATGACGTCGTGCGGCACGCGGTCGATGATCTCGAACCACGCGCGCTTGAACACCGTGCCGGCAGCGGGCCGTATCTTCCAGTTGCCGCCGAGCAGGCGCATGCGGTCGACGAGCGACAGCGCCATCAGCTTGGAGGCGTAGTCAGGGTCGCCCTTGGGGTTGTCGCTCAGCATCGCCGGAATGAACCGGAAGCTCTGCGGGCGACCGGCCTTCTGTCGCGCGAGCACGTGCGCACCGCGCTCGCGCACCTCGTCTGCCGTGTCGCCCCAGAGCAGCTCGTCGCCGTCGCGGACGAAGTATCGCTTGAGCCCCGCGCGCTCGGGCAGCGCGTAGCCGTCGTCGCCGATCCACCACCGGACCATCTTGGCGACCCAGCTGTCAGGGTCAGGGTTGCAGGTGAGGAAGCAGCGCGGTCGCATGCCGCACTGCGAGCGCAGGCGCGAGTAGAGATACCAGAACTGCACCTCCTCGAAGTGCGTGGCCTCCTCGAAGGCGAACTCGGAGAACTGCGCGCCCTGGTAGTCGATGACGTCCTTGGCGTGCTGCAGGCCGCGGAACTGCACGAGCGAGCGCGTGTTCGGAAAGCGCCACTCGTGCGTGCCGAGGTTCGGCCGCGCGTTCCACATCGGGTAGAGCGACAGCGACTCTTCCCAGATGCCGCCGCCCATCGTGACCTGCGGCATCTCGCGGCGGAAGATCGCGCCGTAGTAGCGCTCGTGTCGCGCAGCGTGCAGACCGAACCGGAACAGCGTCGCCCAGCTCTTGCCTCCGCCGGCGGCGCCGCCGGTCAGCGTGATGTCCGCGGACGAGGCGATGGCCTGCGTCTGCGGCCCAGCGTTGGGCCCGACGTGCACCTCCTCGACGGCGGCCTCGCTCGTCACGGCGTCTCGCTTTCGAACAGGTCCGCAAAACAGCAGAGCTCGAGCTCCGTAGCCGAGCGGCCCAGCCTCTTCTCGAGCACTGCGCGGTCGCCGTCTGAGGGGCGCTTCGGCTGTGGCAGTCCGTGAGAGGCGCGGAGGATGCGCGCTTCGCACGCAGCAGCGTAGACCATCACAGCGGTCGACTTCGGCCGGGCATATGGATGCTCGAGCTGCGTCATGGCTCCTGCTCCTCGGGCTCGTCCTCGGGCACGTGCACGACGTAGCGGATGCCTGCGACGATCGGCCCGCCGTTGGGACCGCTCAGCTCGACGCGCTGCTTGTCGTTGTAGAGGTCTGGTCGGTGCGCGCGCAGCTGCTTGAAGATCGCATCGATGTTGCCGGCCTTGGCTGCGCGCATCGCCCAGAACGTGAGCGTCGTGTTGCGCTGCGATGCTGCCTGCTCGACGTCCACCCAGAGCGACGCGTACGGCTCGACGCCCTCCTTGGCTTCCGCCTTCCACCGGAAGAACGTCGTGCGCGAGACGCCCTCGACGCCGAACGCATCGAGCTCGTCGATGCCTGCCTTGATGAGCTGGCAGACGCGCGCGTGCAGGTCTTCGTTGTAGAGGTTCTTGCTCATGGCACGTGTGGGCAGTGGGACTGCGTTGGTGGTGCTGCGTCATAAGGCGCCGCGTCTGCGTGAATCAGTCCCGCAGCTGCGCGCGCAGCGGCGCGCGCCTCGGCGGCAGCGGCGCGCGCAGCGGCGCGCGCCTCGGCGCGGCGGAAGCGGTCGAACAGCTCGAACATGCCGATGAGAAAGTCCTCCGGCTCGAGCGCGATGCCGAGCTCGGTCTCGAGCGCGCTCGGCGTGAACTCAGCGAGGATGGCCTCGAACCCGAGGCGCAGCTTCTCGAGCGCCTCGACCTCGACGTAGCTCACGTTCGACTGCGAGATGCCCATCAGCTGCGCGACCTGCCACTGCGCGAGGCCGCCTGGATGCGCGGCCGTCACGAACCACGCCGCGTCGTCGTCCGTCCACGACGCAAGCTCCCAGCTGAGCGCACCAGGATGCCCGGCCGGAATGCGCGCACGACGCGCTGCGCCGCGCGCGACGACTGCGCGCACGCTCGTCAGCTGCTCGCGCGAGACGCGGAGCTTGCGCGATGGCGGGCGGCGTCGAGTCGCTGGACAGGACGCCATCATGGCGAGACTCGCTTGCGGTAGTCGCGTGCGCGCTTGCGCGCCTTGCGCTTGACGCTCTTGCGCGCCTGGTCGGCGAGGCGACGCTGCTTGGCGTCGTACTCGCGGCGCGCGAGCGCCTCGACGCGCAGCTGCTCGCGCTCCAGCGGGGAGAGTGAGTGCTGCGCGCCGCTCACTGGGCGAGCTCCTGCTGCGCCTTGGCGAGGTCGATCATGCGCCCGATGAGGTCGAGCTCCTGCTCGCTCACGAACAGCTCACGCTGCGCGACGTCGAGCTCGGCCTGGCGCGCCTTGACGCGCACCTTGCTCGTCTCGACCACGTTCTGCTTGCTCTGATAGCGCAGCTCGAGGCGCTCGAGCTCCGTGCGTCGGTGGACGCGCTTGGGAGGCGGCGCCTTGTCGATGCTCTGGTCGGGCTCGGTGCCGGTCAGGGGTACGTCGCTGGTCGTCTCGATGTCTGTCATGGTCTGCTGGTCCTTTGCGTGTGCTGGCGGTGCGTCGTCGTGCGCGGCTTACTGCAGGCCGCCGCGAAACAGGTCGTCGTCTGCGTCGTCCTCGTCGTCGTCTTTGTTGGTCTGCTCGAGGCGCCTCGAGCGCGGCGTCTTGGGAGGCGAGCAGCTGGTGCCGTCCGGGTAGACGATGGTCTCCTGCCGCTCCTCGGGGCGCATGCGGCGCGAGCGGATGACCTCGTTGATGTCGGTGCGCACGGTGTCGACCTGACCGTTCTCGTAGTCGGGCACTTCCTTGCACTCGATGTCGCGCCACTCCTTGCCCTCGCGTAGCTGCCGTCCGACGTCATCGGCGCGCTCTTCGGCGGCGGCGAGCTTCTGCTTGATGTCGTCGCAGAACGACTTCTTCTCGAGCTCGAGCTTGTGCGTGGTGAGCAGAAGCTGCGCGAGCTCCTCGCCACGGATCAACTTCTCGTCTTGCGTGAGCAGGCACTGCAGCGACTCGGTGAACACGGTGGCTTGCATCAGTCGTCTCCCTTGGTCTCGGCCGCGCTGTCGCGCGGGATGCTCTCGAGGACGCGCGCGAGCTCGTGCAGCGCCGTGCGCTGGTAGGTCGGCACGCGGTACATGGCGAAGTCGAGCTCGCTGCGGCCTCGGTGCGCGAGCACGTCGGCCGCGTGCCGGTCTGCCTGGCTGAGCGGTACGCGTCGCAGTGCCATCAGACCACCTCCTCGAGGCAGGGCGGCAGCGCGTCTGCAAGGGCGAGCAGCTCGGCAGCGGCGAGCAGCTCCGAGGGTCTGCACTCGAGCGCGCGTGCGTAACGCTCGAGCGTCTCGAGCGAGACGACGTGCCGCGAGCTCTCGGCGCGCGACACAAGCGTGCGCGGCGTGTCGACGCGCTCGGCCAGGTCGCGCTGCGAGAGCCCGAGCGCTTCGCGACGCTGGCGAATCACAGGCCCGATGCACAGGCAGACTTCTTTGACGGCGTCGCTCATGCGGACCTGCGCTTGCCGAGCTCGAGCTCGCGTTTCTTGGCCCAGCGAAACAGACCGTCGACGGCGCCCCATTGCGCGATCGCCATCGCCTCGGCCTCGTTGTCGTCGGTGACGGGCGCGCCTGCGACGACGGTCGCCCAGAACATCGCGGACTGCTTGCACGCCGCGGTCGGCAGGTTGATGCGCAGGCCCATCACGCGGCGCCATTCCTTCGGCTCGACGAGCATGCGCTGCGACTTGGGGTGCTGGAGTATCTCGAGCAGCATGCGCCAGCCGCCGCGCGCATCGCCCATGCCGAGGATGGTCTCGACGTTCACGCCCTGGCGCGCAGGGATGTGGCGGTGGTCCTCGAACAGCACGAGCAGCCGGCTCACGTCAAAGCCGCGCAGCTTGCGCAGGGCGCGTAGCGCCGCCTGCTGCTGCTCTGCTGTCGTCGTGTAGCCGTGCAGCACGAAGCGGCTGAGGTCGTGTACGGCCCAGCCGCTGCGCTGCGCCTGGTCGATGCCGAGCACGTAGCAAGGCTCGTCCGTGCCGTGCGAGAGCAGGTGCCGCGCACGCTCGCGCGACGGGCCGTGCTCGTGCGGCCAGGGCTGCGGCACCGGGCGCTGCTCGCTCATACGTACCTCCACGCACGGGGCAGCAAGTCGTAGCGACGCGTGACCTGCACGGTCCACGTGCGCAGGTCGATGGCCGGCGCGGGCGGCTCGATGCGCCAGGCGAGGGCGAGGTGCGAGGCAAGGCGAGAGAGCATGCCCTCGATGCGGTCGAGCGTGGACGTGTCGGTCGTGCGGTCGCTGAGCTTGCAGAGCGTGCGCACCGTCGAGCAGAGCACGGCGAGGCGCTGCGCGCTGAGCGCCTCGAGCTCGGTCACCTGCGCGCGGTAGCCGCCGAGCGCGAGCGAAAACTCCGCGTTGGGCAGACTCGCCTCGACCTGCGCGAACGTCTTGTCCTCGAGCACGTACGGGCGCGCCGGGAAGCGCGCCGGGTGATACGCGCCGGTGCTGAGCACGTCGCACAGCTCGAGCGCGAGCTTGAACAGCACGAGGTCGCGCTCGGCGTGCGTGCTCTTGACCAGCTCGCACGCGAGCTCCATCGGGTCGGGTCGTGCGTCACGCATGCGAGCCCCCGCCGTTGAGCGCGCGTAGCTCCGCCTGGATGGCGTCGTAGCGGTCGAGGTCGCCTGCGCGCATCGCCTCCATGCCCTTGCGCGAGAGCGCGTCGCTCGGCGACAAGCGCGGCACGCCGCCCTCGGTCTGGTCGAGCACCTCGCCGAACGCCTGCGCAAAGCACTGCACCGGGGCGCGCAGCTCGCGCGCATTGCGCTCGCCCTTCGCCCAGCGCTCGAGCGTGGTGGTGAGCAGCTCGGCCGGCGCGACGCGACGCTGCGCCGCCGTGTCGGTCACGCGCTCGGCCAGCTCGACGAGCTTGTCCTCGGCAGGCATGGGCGGGTCGGCGCGGTCGGCGCGCATCCAGGTCGAGCGGAACAGCCCGCGCAGCTGCGTCGCGGTCAGGGTCTCGTCTGGGCTCCGGGTCTCGCTCTCCCCAGGAGGCGAAGCCGTCGAGCGCGCGCGCGCATGCGGGGAGAGCGCGCCCGCGCTCTCTCTTAATTCTGCTCCTGATCCTGATCCTGATCCTGATCCTGAATTGGCACTCCCTTGTGACCCCCTTTGAAGGGGCTTGGGACGGGCTCTTGTTTTGGGCTGCGCGACAGGCGCTGGCCTGTCCTCAAACAGGGCTGCGTAGCGTTCGACGAACGCGTCGTAGAACGGGCACTTGGCGTGCCGCTCGAGCTCTCGCCTGATGCCGAGCACGCGGTTGTCGGCGTGGCTCGGGTTGCTCCCGACGCTCTCGCGCGCCGCGTTGAGCACCCAGACGTACGAAGTCGGCTCGTCGTAGACCGCGAAGTCGACCTCCGAAAGGCTCCGAAGCCCCTCGAGAGCCCCCTCCAAGGGCATCCCGAGGTCGTGGCAGAGCAGGGGAAGGGGCAGGTAGAACAGCCCCGCCATGTTGCTGCTCGAGCACGTGAGCAGATAGAACTGCACGCGCTGCGCGTTGGCGTTGCCGCGCAAGAGACGCCCGGTCTCGCCTGTCCAGAGCGTCGGCCTGACCTGCGCGTAGTCTCTCATCGCGCCGACTCCACAGCGCGCGTGCTGCCGAGCGCGAGCACCGCGTCAAAGCCGAGCGCGTCCGAGTCGCTGCGATAGTCCGCCAGCGAGGTGAGCGCGCACGACGCGGCGTGCAGACCGCTCACGATGACGTCGTACCTGCGCTCGACGTGAAAGCGCTGCGCCAGCGCGTAGCCGAACGCGATCGCTGCGTCGTGCTCGCGCTCGGTCGGCCAGAGCAGCCAGAACACGCGCGCACTGCGCAGCGCGCGATGGTGGTGCAGCACGTCGAGCGCTTGCACGTGCGAGAGCGAGCGCGCGTCGGGCGCTCGCTCTGCGCTGTCCCACCAGCGGTCTGCGAGCACGAGACTGCGCGAGCGCGAGATGGCGTCGGCCCACTTGCGCAGGCGCCCGAGCTCGGCGCGCGCGCCCGCAACGTACACGACGACCGGCATGCTCGAGCTCCTGTGGTTCATGCGGCGCGCGCCTCGCCATCGCCCGTAATGAGCCAGGCGCGCGACACGCGCAGAAAGTCCGCGACTTGCTCGAGCGACTCGAGCGATGCGCGGTGCGTGCCGGTCTCCCAGCGGTAGACCGTGCGCGTACCGATGCCGAGCGCAGCAGCCAGCTCGACAACGCGCAGCCCCGCAAGCTTGCGCGCATGCCGAATGCGCCTGCCGATGTCCCCTCGGGTCTGCATGACCCGGCAGAGTATGTACACGTCGTGTGCACGCGATCTAGCGCTTGCGAACACGCACGTGCACTTTGTGGCGCCTGTCGCGTAGACTTGGACACGCCATGTACAAACGACCTGCCGCCCCCGAGTCCGAAAGCCTGCCCGAGCGCCTCGACCGCCTGCGCATCGAGACGGGCTACCCGTCTCAGCGCGCGCTAGGCCGCGCCATGGGCGTCAGCTCGCGGGCCGTGCACCGCAACATCACGCTCGGCATGGAGCCGCGCGACGACATGCTCGAGGCGTACGCCCGCGCGTTCTGCTGCTCGGTGCACTACCTGCGACACGGCCGCGAGGAGGAGCGCACGCCCCCCGCTGTGGAGCAATACCTGGCAGAGCAAGGGCCGCACTGTCCGCCCGCCGTCGCGCTACGGCTGCGGCGCATCCAGTGGAGTCTGCTGACCGCAGGCCAGGTTGACAAAAATGATGTGCACCAGCTCCGACTGCTGATTGACGCGAACCTGACACGGCGAGCAAGCTCACTTGATGACTCAGGTGGGGGACAGGTACAGGCAGTCAGTGGCGACATACCTCGCCAAACGGGGACACGGAACAAGCAACGCGGTCGCCGCGACGCTGTTTGAGATTTCTCCTGACGACTTCGGGTTATGCGAGGACGCACCCGCCGACGAGACGCAGCTCGCGCAGCTAACCGCGTACTGCGAGCGCATGCGCGCCAAGCCCGCCAACGACACGGCGTACCCGGCCGCCGCCGTTGCGCGCGCCCCAGCGCCTGCGCACGACGCGGGCACGAGCTACGCAGCGCCTCGCCTCGGCGCGGAGCTCGCGCGCCTGCTCGACGCCGCGATGCGCGCGCACGGCCTGCGCAAGTGCGAGCAGGAGCCCGACGAGCTGCGCGTGCGGCGCACGCAGCGCTGGCTCTCGGGCAGCTACACGACCGTGCGCGTGTACCGCATCGCCGTGATGCGCTGACGCTGTAACGTGACGCCCTCAGCATAACGGCGATCGCCGCGTCCTCGGGGCCGGGGCGATCGCCCGCTGGCCACACGCCGCGCCGCGCGCGCCCTCGCGTTCTGCGCGCATTTCACGCGAAAGCTGCAGCCCGTGGGGCTCGCGGGATGGGCGCCTGCGCCCTTTTCGCTAGCGCCACTGCCGTTCGTTGTGTACACGTCGTGTACACATGCAAACGCCGCTTTACGAGACCTCGGACGACCCGCGCGTCTACCGCCGCGAGCAGCAGCGCGCCGCCTCCGGACGCGTGCTGATCGAGCTGCTGACCCGCGCGACAGGCGCGTGCTTCCCGCGCGAGGCCGTCGTCATCGACGACTACGCAGACGGCCGCGAGCGCGTGCTCGCGCACTTCGCTTCGATTGCACGCGAGGGCCGCGCCGCCTGGGCTGAGCGCTGGCAGCCGAGCAAGCTCCTGCTGCGCGCGCTCGACAAGCGCGGCCTGAGCTGGGCGGACGTCGAGGCGCGGCTATGACGCCGGCGCTTCATCACTGCCCCTGCGGTCAGGCGATACCGCTCGACGAAGGCGAGCTGTGCGAGCGCTGCGCCGACGAGCGCGCTGCAGACGAGCACGACGAGAGCTGCGACTGCGAGCGCTGCGCGCGCGAGGCCGCCCGCTACCAGCGCCTGCTGCGCGAGCGCGCCGCGCTGCACGTAGGCGGGCTGTCGAGTTTCGGCCGAGAGGTTCTCGGCTGGGTGAGTGAAGGAGATTCCGAATGACTGACAACGCATGGACCGTGCGCACCTGGTCGCGCACGCACGCGACGCACGGGGCGTTTTTCGTGGGCACGCTGAACGCCGGCGAGGCGACCGCGCAGCGCGTCTACGGACCCGCGCCGCACAAGGTCGAGGACCTGGCGCCGCTCGCGCCGTTCGCCAACGTGGCGCTCGCCATGATCGCGTGCGAGCAGCGCATCGCCGAGCTCGACCAGGCCATCGTCGACGAGACCTGCGCCGACCTGCGCGCCTATGCCGGGAGGGTCGCGTGAGGCTGTACGAGTTGACCGCTCAGTTCGAGCAGCTGCTGCAGCTCGCCGAGGAGCACGAGCCGGGCGACGCGCTGCTCGCTGCTGCGCTCGAGGACGCTGCCGAGGCCATCGAGCAGAAGTGCGCCGGCATCGGCAAGGTGCTCGCGCAGCTCGACGCAGACGCCGCTGCGTGCGCGACCGAGGCCGAGCGTCTGCAGACCAAGGCGCGCCGCTTTGTCGGCAACGCCGAGAACCTGCGCGCCTACGTGCAGCACAACATGCTCGTGCGCGGCATCGACAAGATCGAGGGCGAGACGTTCACGTTCAAGCTCGTGCAGAACCCCGAGCGCGTCGAGGTCGACAACCTCGCGATCGTGCCGGCCGAGTACAAGAAGACCAAGGTCGTCGAGACGACTGCGGTGGACAAGCGCGCCGTGCTCGACGCGTACAAGCGGACGGGCGAGTGCATCTCCGGGACGCGCGTCGAGCGCGGGCAGCGGCTGGTGATCAAGTGACGCCTGTCGGCAGGCCATTCCAGAAGCAGTTCGACGCGAACCCCGGCGACCGCTACGGGCATCGCGTCATCGTGCGAGAGATTGAGCGCGACGTGCGCGGACAACGCCGCGTAGTCGTGCTCTGCGACCTCTGCGGAGACGAGCAGGTTACGCGTTTTCACGTGCTGCGCGAGGGCGCTGCCGCGTGCCTGGCGTGCGCGAACCAGGGATTCCAGACAATGGAGGAGCGCTTCTGGGACAAGGCGTTTCCTGAGCCGAACAGCGGCTGCTGGCTGTGGACCGGAGTCGTTGACGGCGCCGGCTACGCGATGTTCATGCGCAAGGGCAAGCTCGTTCGAGCGTCGCGCTTTTCGTTCGAGCTTGCTGGCACGCCTGTCCCGAAGGGTAAGGTTGTCTGTCACCGCTGCGACAACCCAATTTGCGTTGCCCCTCCCCACCTATACGTCGGCACGCACAAGAGCAACGCGGACGATCGCACCATGCGCAACCGCGACGGCGGGCCGCTGCGTCGTGGCGACGGCAACGGGCGCGCGGTCCTGACGTGGGAGCTCGTGCAGGAGATACGCGCGAAGTGGGCGCTCAACATGCCGGGTCGAAAGCCGCTGCACACGAAGCGCAGTCTGAGCCGCGAGTACAAGGTGAGTGACGTGCAGATCGGTCACATCGTGACCGGTCGACAGTGGCAAGTGAAGTGAGTGAGTAAGAAGGAGTCTACCTATGTCCATGTTCAAGAAAGCAACCAAGGCCCAAGCCAAGCTGCGTCTCGCCATCGTCGGAGTGAGCGGCGGCGGCAAGACGTACACTGCGCTGCGCATCGCCAAGAGCCTTGGCCAGCGTATTGCGCTCATCGATACGGAGCGCGGCAGCGCCAGTAAGTACGCGGGAGACGTCGCCGACTTTGACGTGCTCGAGCTCGAGCAGTTCGCGCCGAGCGAGTACGTCAAGGCCATCCGCGCTGCGGAGAAAGAGGGCTACGACGTTCTCATCGTCGACTCGCTCAGCCACGCCTGGAGCGGCAAGGGCGGCGCGCTCGAGATGGTCGACGACGCGGCCGCGCGCAGCAAGAGCAAGAACTCGTTCACAGCGTGGCGCGAGGTCACGCCCGAGCAGAACGCGATGGTCGAGGCTATCCTGACTGCGCGCATGCACGTCATCTGCACGATGCGCGCAAAGACCGAGTACATTCTCGAGGCCGGGCCGAACGGAACCAAGACGCCGACCAAGATCGGCATGGCCCCAATTCAGCGGGATCAAATTGAATTTGAGTTTGATGTCGTCGGCGACATCGACACCGAGCACAAGATGATCATCAGCAAATCGCGCTGCGCCACGCTCGACAAGAAAGTGTTTCGTAACCCCGGCGAGGAGATTGGACGGGAGCTGCTCGCCTGGCTCACGGACGGCGCCCCCGTCGTCGAGCGCGTCGACCCGGTCGCACTGCTGCTCGAGAAGCTGCCCGAGGTGCGCACGCCCGAGGCGTACGCCGCAGAGCTCGAGACCGCCAAGCGCCTGCGTCCCACGATGAGTGTGGTCGTGCGCGAGGCCGTCAAGCTCGAGCTCGAGCGCGCCGCCGCACGCGTCAAGCAGGCGCAGGAGGACGCCGCCGAGGCTGAGGCCGCCGAGCGCGCGCTCGCTGCGCAGGAGGCTGCCGAGCAGGGCGATGCCCCTTTGGCATCGACCTCGAGCGCTACTACCGAGCCTGGTTCCGCGCCCAGCTTGAGCGGTGAGACGCTTGCTGCAGGAGGTGCCCAGTGAATGTATGGGCGATAAGCGGTCGCTTAGGCCACGACCCGCGCCTTGCCGCGACACGCGACGGCACTGCTGTCCTGAACCTGAGCGTCGCTGTCGACCAGCGCGTCAAACGTGACGGGCAGTGGGTCAAAGACACGCTCTGGGTCGACGTGACGCTGTTCGGCACGCGCGCCGAGCCGCTCAGTCGCATGCTGCGCAAGGGCGGCATGGTGGGCGCGCACGGGCGCCTGGGCCTGCGCCACTACGAGGCGCGCGACGGCAGCCAGAAGACCGCGCTGGAGCTGGTCGCTGAAGACCTCGAGCCGCTCGCGGACGCGCCCGGCCAGGAGCGCTACGAGCGCGCGCCGGCTGCCGCAGGGGCGGGCGCAGCGCGTCAGGGCGCGAGCTTCGGCGGCGCGCACCGCGACGAGCTGGCCGGCCAGCAGACGCGCGGCGGCGCAGCTGCGCGCGGGCAGCAGGACCTCGGCGCGCGCGCTCGCGCAGCAGACGGCGCGTACGACTACGCGGCGCCGCCTGACGCGATCGACGACATTCCATTTTAGCCCGGTTGGGCTGCTCTCCGAGCGGCGTCCTGATCGGGCAACGAGCCTTGTTTTGCAGTGTGAGACCACGCTGCGCAAGGCCGTTGCTGATCACCACATATGGGCTACCTGACATGGCGATGACCGACGACGACCAGACCGGCGAGCGCCCCACGCACGGCCAGCTGCTGCGCGTCGTGCACAGCTGGTGCTGCGCGCACGGCGCCGTGCTGCTCGGGCTCGGGCTCGAGAACCAGGACAGCGTGCTCTACTGGCGCGCCGAGGTGCGCCTCGCGTCGGGCCTGCGCGTGCAGGCGCTGGGCGCGGACGCGTGCGAGGTCGTGCGGAGCCTCGACCTGGGGCTTGACGTGCAGGTGCTCAACTAGCGCGAGGGCAGGTATCAACCGAGCTGACAGTCTCAGCCGGGTGCGGTAAAGTGTCTGACCTTGACGACCGCAAGCACCCCGGCCCCTGCAGCACGCCCCGCCTGGAAAGAGGCGCTGTTCAACTACGGGACGCTCGTGGCCACGCTGGTCGCGGTGCTAGGCACTCTGTTCGGGCAGATCTCGGCGTTGCGCGAGCTGAGCGCCGTCGCCAACACGCAGCTCACCGAGATTGAGCGGCGCCTCGGCAAGGCTGAGGAGCGCGACGAGCAGGCACGCGAGCGCGACGAAAAGATGCTCGCGATGATTGCCGCGATGCAGGCGTCGATCGCTCGCATCGAGGCGCGGCTCGAAGCGAAGCCATGAAGACGCCGACACGCGAGGAGCTCGACGCTATCCCGGTCTCGGACGAGGAGGAGCGCGAGTACCTGCACAAGCGCGCGCAGATTCGGCTCGCGCTCTACCTGGCGGACATCCCAAGCACGCTCGAGTGGGCGCTCGTGATGGTCGACGCGGCAACGCAGGTGCTGGTCATCCAGGGCATGCCGCGCGGCTTCTACTTGGAGCTGGCCACATCGCAGTTCGCGCACAGCGCGAGCAAGCCACGGCGACCGCGACCGCCCTCGGCGGCGGCGCTTGCCGGCTTGCGCAGCACGGACGTGAAGCGCGTGCAGCAGCTGTTCGACGCGCTGCGCGCGCACAAGCTCGACGTCGCAGGAGACAGCGCCGTTGCCCCGCACCTCATCGGCCTCGCTGCCGACGTGCTCGCCGACAACGCGGTCACGCCGCAGATGTTCTGCCAGCTCTGCGCCTACGCGTACGAGCTCGCCGAGAAGCGCGTCACGGCGATGGGCAAGGCGCACCAGGCTTAGCGCCGCCCCATCTCCTCACGCAATCGCGCGACCTCGCGCTCGAGAACGTGCAGCGCGAGGCGCATCTCGAGGTTCGACGCTAGCGTTCGATGTCCGATGTCCTTGCCGTCGATGATGACGAGGACGGCGCCCGTGCGCGCCTCGGTCGGATCCATCAGCTCGAGCATGTCGAGCAGCGCGCTCGCCTTCTGGTGCAGTGGGCAGCCAGCCGCCGCGTCGTCGCGCACGCCGTCATGGTGCGGGCAGTCGCTCATCCTTTGGCCTTCGGGTCGACCATCTGCTCCTGCATCTCCTTGGCGCTGTGCACGAGCAGCACGACGGCCGCCTGCGGGTCGGTGATGTTGGTCGCGGTCGCTGCGGCGAGGACGTCCTCGGTGCCATTGCGCGGCAGGCCGTACGCGATTGCGTAGACGAGCTCGGGGTGCGCCATGCGGATGGGCCGTAGCGCTATCTCGATGCTGCGCCCGAGCTCGGCCATCTCGGCGCGCGTGGGGCGGGGCTCGGGGTCGGTCATGGGCAGAACCGCTTGAGCGCTGCGGCGACGAGCTTCGCATCGTCTGCAAGCGCGCTCTTTCGGCGTGGCTGTTTGAGCAGGCGTTCCATCGCAGCTCGCTCTAGTCCGGTAACCGCAAACCCTGCCGCGCCCTCGTCTTGGATACCGCGCCTGGCAAGGTCCTCGCGGACAAGAATCTCAAGCTCGACAGCCTGGCGCTTGGCCTCCTCCTCGTCTGCAACTGCTTTGCCGTCGTACCACTCAGCCCCGTACTGCTCCGAGTCGACGCGCGCTACAGCGCGATAGCCGGTCTCGTAGCTCTGAATGATAGTGGTGATGCGAACGAGCGGAGATCGAGGCCGCTTGAGCGCCCAGTCGCGGCTGTCTCGATCAAACATGCCGCGAGTCACGTTGTTTTTGAACCGGTCATGCACCTTCTCAACCAGCGGCGCTGCAGCTGCTAGGTACGCAGCGCGCGCAGCAGGGTCTTCCGGCACTGCGCCAAGTTCCTCCACGACCCAGGGGAGAGGCTCTGCCGGCTTCATCGACACATAGCTGTAGTACGCGTCGATCGACAAGCAGATCGCGCTTGGCGGACGCGCACGATAGAGCGTCCACAGTTCGCCGTACTGCACTCCTTCGCGCGTGTTGCAGCTCGAGCAGAGCACGCCGCGCTCAAGCCCTGTCTTGTGGCAGTGGTCGACAAGATAGCGCTCGCCGTTTGCTCGCGTGCGTCCGCAGACTGCGCAACGCTCGGCCTGCCACGTTCTGTAGTGGACGCCGGGCTCAGGCGGCGGCCACAGGTGACACGCAGGCGCGTCGACATCCTCGGGCTTCTGTGTAGTTACTTCTGACTGCTGCATACCTCTCCTAAAGCAGCCCGTCCGCTGCGTTGTCCGTGAACAGTTCTGCGTCTCGAACGTAGCGCATGACCATCTCGACCGACGTATGCCCGGTCTGCTTCATGATGGTGGATGTCTTTTTGTGGTTCTTGGAAGCGGACGTCACGAGCCCAGCGCGCAGCGAATGGCCTGCAAGGCTTGCGATGTCTTCCTTCTTTGTGCCCGACGCTGCTGCCGTGCGCTTGACGATGCGCGCGACCTCGCGCGCGCACAGGGGCGTTGCGCTGATGTTCTGGTGGCGATCGACGCCTCGAAACACATAGCCGTCCGTGATGCCCGACTGCTCGAGCCACGACTGCAGCGCGAGCACCGGGCATGCGCGCTGCGAGATGCGCGAGTATGGCAGCCCGACGTTGCGCCCGAGCTGCGCCTGGTCTGTCTTGCTCTTGCGAAGCCGCACGACCACACCCTCGCCGGGCCTAAAGGACAGATCAGACACCTGGAGCTCGACGATCTCGGAGCGCCGAAATGCGCCTGTAAACCCCACCAAAAGCAGAGCTCGGTCGCGCGTCCCTCGCAGCGAGTCGGGGAGCACCTCGACCATGGCGCTCAGCGTCTGCGCCAGGACCGGCGTCTTGCGCTCTCGCGGAACGGCGCCGAGCGTGTTGCGGATTCCCGTGAACGTTTCGCGCACGGCCTGGTGCTTGCGCGGCGCATCGTATCCCTCTCGCAGATGGCGCTTGTTGATCGCCGTCAGCGCGAGTGAAATCGAGGCGGGGAGCCAGGGCTTGTCTTTCCTCTTCTTGTCACCGTCCGGCATGCCCTCGCATCTCTTGCCCCAGGCAAGCGCCGTGATGTACTTGACGAGCGTCTCTGGCATGCACGGCAGAGCGCCGTGGCCACGCCGCTCGCACCAGTCTGCAAACAGACTCCACTGATATGCGTACGCCTCGTGCGTGCGCAGCGCCTTGGACCGTTTGGCGTACGCGACCGCCTGCTCTTCGAGCTGCTTCTCGTGAGGCTCCGCTAGCGCGTACTGCGCGTCGTCGTCGACCCGTCTCAGGCTCATCTTTTGACACTCCTATCGTGTGACGGATCTAGAGGCCCCTAAGGAAAGGATTAGTGGCCTCCAGCTGTCAAGTTCAGGGCAGGGCCAAGCCCCGCGCCGCATCGTAAAGCTCGCCGACCATCGCGAGCACGTTGTCGCGCGTGTCGAGTGCGAGCACGTCGACCGCGATGCTCAGCAGCGCCGCCGCGGTCACCGGGTCGCGCACGTCGAGCTCGGCGCGCTCGAGCGCGATGCGCGCGGCAATCTCGCGGTGCGCGAGCTGCTCGAGGAGGTTCATGGCTTGCCGCATCGCATTGCTCCGCATCGCGTGCAGGTGCGCCCGTCGTCGAGGTCCATCGCGAAGCTGTGCTTGCAGTCGCGCGACTCGTCGCGCACGGGCTCGACATTCCGCACGGCCCACGTGCCGACCAGCGTCTGCTCGGACGTGCGGCAGACGCCGCTGAGCTTGTCCGGGTCCGCGAGCATGCTCGTCGCGACGCGCAGCAGCACGGCGCGCACCTCGGCGGTCGGGTGCTGCGGGTCGAACGCGTCGCCCTCGATGCTCATCACCAAGACGAAGCTCCTTTGCCGCGCGCGGCTCACCGGAAGCTGCTCGGCCAAGGGAAGCGCTCGGGCGTGCTTGCCGGCTCGAGCGTTGCGAGCTGGAACGTGTCGACTTGGCCCGTGCCGTCGCCGAGCTCCCACGCGCACACGCACCTGGGCAGTTCGTCGTCGAGTTCGACGCTCAGCACCGTCAGCACCGGACCGCCTGAGCGCAGCCGCACCTGGTCGCCCACGTTGATGGGACCGTCGAGAGGATCGACGCTCACGACGCCTCCGCCTTGCGCGCGCGCAGGTCGGCCTTGATGTCCGCGAGCGATTTCTCGAGCTCCTCGATCGCCTCGGCCCGCGTCGCGCTCGTCGTCCACGTGACGTGCCCGGGCGCCTCGGTGTTGAACACCAAGAGCACGAACCCCTCGTTCGGGAACAGCCGCTTGGCGACCTGGCGAGCTATCTCCTGGGCCTTGTTTTTCAGCTCCTCGAGAGGCGTCGCAGCAGCGAGCGGGCGCTTGCACCAGGACACGACCTGCTTGGCCCGCTGCACGAACGCGAGCGGGTTCTCGCCCTGCTTGCCCAGCAGGTCCTGGCTTGCGGCGAGCGCGGCGACGAGCAGCGTGTCGCGCAGGTCCTCGTTCTTGGCGTCGGTCATTTCCTCGAGCTCGGGCTTGTCGTAGACCAGCGCGCCTGCGGCCTGCAGGAGCTTGTGCGCGCGGCGCAGCGTCTCGTTGAAGTTTTCTGGCGGCAGTCCGATGACCGCGGTCACGTACTCGTCGAGGTCGTCGATGAGCACGCCCTTGCCGCCAGGCGTGGCGCGTATCGTCGGCTCGTGCGGTGTCGTCTTGTCTGTCATCCGTCCCCCTTGCTGCGCAGCACGCGCAGCACGCTGCGCAGCGCGCAGTTCTCGCCCGTGGCGCGCAGAAACTCCGCGCTCAGAATCGCATCGTGCGTCTCGGTCAGCGCGTTGAACGCGCGCCGCCGCATGCTCGCTGTCCAGGTCGACAGACCGAACAGCGCCAGCAGGCAGACGCTCGTCACGTGCAGTCGACCAGGCCCCGTCGCCGAGGCGCTACGCACCGCCACCGCCACCAGCTGCGCGAGCCCCAGCGCGCCGATGACCGCGAGCAGCCCGTAGTCGATGCGGCACCAGCGCCGGTGCGCGCGCGCCAGCGGCACGAGCAGCTGGTAGGGGTCCGCCTCGGACTGCAGCGCGATGACGTCCGACATGCTCACGGCGCCTCCCGTCCCTCGATGCGAGCTGCCAGCTTCTCGAGCCTCGTCGCGAGGTCCAGGTCGCGCGCCCTCTGCTCGAGCACGCGTCGACGCTCGCTGGCCTGCCCGAGCAGCACTCCGCTCATGAGGCCGACCGTCAGCCCGCGCCCGTACGCGTCGAGCAGCGGCCCCCACCAGCGCGACGAGATGCCCAGCGCGAGCAGCACGACGAGTAACACGATTGCCTCCCAGCGCGTCACGGCCACTGCTCGCGCTGCAGCACGGCGAGCACGCTCTGCGGCAAGGTGCCCATGCCCAGTACGCCGCGCACGCGAGCGACCTCGTGGCAGAGGTGCGCCTGCGACGAGACGCGCGTGCCCTTGTCGAGCGCGGTATGGGTCGGCTCCTCGACGTCGCTTGCGCAGAGCGCCGGGTCGCTCAGCACGAAGTGCGTGCGGCACGCCAGCGGACGGTCGCGGTAGATCGTGCAGCGGCGCTCGGCGTCGAGAAACGCGCACGGCATGCGCATCGCGTGGTAGGCCGCAGCGGCCTGCCGCTCGACGTCGCGACTGCCGAACAACTCCTTCACCGTAAACGCGAGCTCGCGCTCGATGCGCTGCGCCTGGTCGAGCAGCTTCGGAAGGGCGCGCACGACCGCCGCGCGATTGCGCGCCACGATGTACTCGGCCTCGGTCGTCTCGGTCAGCACGATGAGCGAGCAGCAGCCTGCCTCCGCGTGCGCGCAGCCCGCGGTGCACTGCACGTGGTACTGCGCCGCCTCGGGCCGCGCGTCGGCCTTGACGTGCGCGGCGTCGACCTTCGCGATGAGCTCGCCGAGATACTGCTGCAGGTGCACGCGCTGGCGTCTGCGCTCCTGGGCGGGCTTCACGCGTCACCCTCCGGCTTGTCCCGCCGCACCATCGTCGTGCTAAAGCCTGCGCGCGCCATGTGCTCAGCGTACCGCTCGCGCACGAGGTCGAGCATCGACTCCGCAAGCGCGCGCGACGGCAGCGGCTCGAACCTGTGGTCGGCACCGTTCCACCTGATGACGACCTGCCAGTGCTGGCCTACGCGCTGCACGAGAAACTCCGGCCCGATGAGCGGCGGCTTTTGCAGGCCGCTCGTCACGACGCGCGCTCCTTGTTGGCGCGCTCGAGCTCGCAGCACTGCGCGTGCAGCACGTCGGCGAACGCGACCGCCTCCTCACGCGTCGCGAACACGCCCGCGTGCAGCGTCTCGCGTAGCCCGTCCGGCTGCTCGAGCCGCACCTCGACGCCGTACACGCCGCGCAGAACGTCCTGCGTGACCGCGACCTGCGTGTGCATGTAGCGCTCGGCAGGCCGCGTCATTGGGCGAGCTTTCGCGCGTCGGCCTCGATCTGGTCGGCGACCTGGCGCAGCACGCTGGCCAGCAGTCCGATGTGACGCGGGTCGCGCGTCGACATCGAAAAGCCCGTGCCGCGCCGGCCATCGACCACGATGGCGCACGTCGTCTGCGCGCCCGTCACGGCGAGCAGGAGCTCGCACTCCGCATCGTACTTGCCGCCGCTGCCGATGGTCATCGCGTAGGCTCCTCGGTCAGCGGGGCGTCCTCCGGGTCGTGCTGCTTGGTGAACCAGTCGCACGCTGCGCCCGGACACCACTCGTACGCGCCGAGCCCGCCGCCGAACGCGACGCCGTAGCCCGTCTCGCAGTGCGCGCCGCACCTCGGGCACAGCGTCCGGCCGCACTTGATGCACGACTCCATCTCAGCCCTCCTCGGCGAAGTGCGGACCCGCTGCGGCGATGCGCTCGAGCTCAGCGCGCAGCAGGCTGCATATCTCGTTGAACGCGTCGAGCTGCTCGGGCTCAGGCAGCTTGCCCAGCGTGGGAGACTGCCGGACGCAGTTGATGGCGAGGCGCGTGACCAGGCCCGGCGTGTCGAGCACGCGCTGCGCGGTCTCTGCATGCGTCGGCGAGCGCATCGACGCGCGCGTCACGGCTGCACCAGACAGCGCCGATTGCAGCGCATTGCAGCGCTACCAGTTGGGAGCGACATGAAGGAAACCCCTTCCCCGAAAGCGTGCGCGGGGGGTCGCGCACTCTCGGTTGATAACACCCGATCGCAAAAATGTCAGACGAAAAGCAGGCGAGCTCAGCAGACGAAATGCGGACAGCAGGGGTCCGGGGAAGACACTCGCGTTACCGGGGGAATGGTGGTCGCGCTGCTGACGCGCGCCTGCTGAGCTCGCCTCGCGCCGAGCGTGACACACGGCTGCCGTCGCGAGTCGGACAAAAAAGAGCGCACGTCACCATGGCTTGTTCATCCAGCGCAGCCAGCGCACGAGCAGCCACGCGCCGACCACGACGCAGACGCTGCCGAAGAACGCCTCCGGCCAGGTCACGTGCGGCTCGCCATCGCAGCGCCAGCCTGACGCGCGAGCTCCTCGACTTCCTGCCGCACCCAGACGAAGTCACGGTAGACGTCGATCAGGTAGCGCGCCATCGGGTCGAGCAGCTTCTTGAGCCAGCGCCTGCGCTCGGCAGCGTCGAGCCCCGCCGACCAGGCCGGGTCGTCGAGCGTCTGCGGCAAGCGCGACGCGATGAACAGCGGCTCGCGCGCGCGCCGCTCGGTGAGCGTGCGCAGCTGCGGCATCAGGTCGCCCGCGTGCCCGCAGTCAAAGCCGACGAACCAGTGCCCGACGTACGACGCGTCAGGCTTGGCGTGCAGGCGCCCCGTGCGCGCTGGCAAGAGCGCCGTCTCCGGGCTGCGCCACGTCACGCCCGTGTCGTCGTACAGCCCGGCGAACGTGAGCCCGCCGTGCACGTCGACCTCGACGTCGCCGTAGGGCTCGCCATGCCAGGGGTGCGTCGCGTGCACGCCGACGTAGCCGCAGAGCGTGCCGAAGTCGAGGTTGCGCAGCACCAGGCAGGGCAGCCCCGTCTCCTCGTGCACCCACTCGGCCTCGTCCGGCTCGTCGGTCCAGATGCCCGGCCCCCAGCGCTTGATCTTCTCCTCGGGCTCGAGCAGGTACTCGGTTCTCATCGCGCGCGCTCTGACCCGGGAACGAGCGGGTCGTGCAGTCCGTGCACTTCGCGCCCGCGCAGCAAAGCGAGCAGCAGGCCCGTGCAGAACGCGCAGAGCCGCATGCTGTCCGGCCCGGTGACGTAGCGGTAGTCGTCGTCGTGCGTGTCGGTCGTCGACAGCTCGAGCGTGTGCAGGTGCTTGAGGTCGCCGCGCGCGATGTGCTGGCACGCCTCGGGGAGCAGCCTGTTGTCAGCCATGACCGCCCTCCCCTCGCTTGGCGCGGTCGTACTCCGCCAGGTGCGCGCGCGTCTCGGTGATGAGCCGGCGCTCGTGCTCGGGCAGCGTCGCCAGGTACGCCTCGCCCATGCCCGCGACGATGCCGCGCAGCTCGCCGATGCGCAGCTCGAGCGTGGCGAGCGGGTCTGCCGGCTCGTGCGGCTCAGGCAGCTTGCACTGCGCGCTGTGCGGACAGCCGTCGCAGTAGTAGCCCTCCAGGTCGCCGCGATAGGTGGCGTCGCCCTCCCCGCAGCACTCGCACCAGTGCGCGCTGGCGGCCTGACAGTCCTCGCACTCGCAGTACGGCGGGCAGACGCGGCGCGGCTCGCGGTCGTCGGTCTTGTCAGCCATGGGGCGCTCGCTGCACCAGCCTGTCAGGCACGCCCTCGCCTGTGCTCTCGAAGTACGGCGTGAGCGCGTCCTGCACGTCGTTGATGATTCGCCGCATGGTTGGCGAGAGCCGGGGCTTGCCGTTGTCCTCGTGCTGGGGGAACGCGTGCACGATCGCGATGAGCGCGCACAGGTGGTGCGCGACCTCGCGGTCACCGTCGACCGGGCTCATGGGCGCGCTGTAGATTCCGTGCTGCTCGATCGCTTCGTAGACATCGTCAGGCAAGTGCATAGCGTGGGGGGTCCTTTCTGGTCATGGCGGAGTCTCCGTGTCGTTGCTGCTCTGCTCGAGCTCAGGCATGAAGTCGGTTCGCACGGCGTGGTCTAGGGCAGCCTCGATCCACTCGTTGCGCATCCAGCCGCGCTGCTTGGCGAGCAGCAAGTGCTTCTCGAGACGGGACATGACCGCCGAGGCGATGTTCGCGTTGAGCTTGCGCGTCGTGCGTCCATCCACTCGTTTGTAGGGGAGCCCCGCGGTCGCGTGCCTGCCTGCCCGCTTGCTCGCAGGCTTGCGTGCCCGCGTGCCCGCGTGCTCGCGAGTCAGCGAGTCCGCGCCTTCCTTCTGATGCTCGAGCAGCCCAGCTCCGAGACCTCTGCGCGTCATACGATCTCCCGGTGCACGAGCGCAGCGGCGAGCGCTCGGTAGTCGGTCGCGCCGTGGCTGTCCGGCTTGTAGTGAATGACCGGGCGCGGCCGCTCGAGACCGGGCGCCTCGCCGAGTGGGATGCTGCGTCGGATGCGCAGGTCGAGCAGCGCGTCTTGGCGCGCGGCAGGCGTGACGCCGAGCGCGTCGTCGACCATGCCCCGCGTGATCTGCGCAAGCGTCGTGCGCGGGTCGCTCATCGTCTCGAACAGCGCCTGGATGGCCAGCGTGGGATTGGCGTTCTTGCGCAGCTGCATGATGGCGTCGATGAGCTTGTTGAAGCCCTTGAACGGTAGCGCCTCCATCGGGATGGGCACGATGACGCCGTGGCAGGCGATCAACGCGGACTGCGTCAGCTGCCCCAGGTTCGGCGGGCAGTCGATGATCACGGCATCCCAGCGTCCTTCGGGCAGGTCCGCGATGGCCTCGCGCAGCTCCATCCGGCCATCGACCTTGTCGACGATCATGTTCTCGACCTCGCGCATGTCTTCGCCGGCCGGCACCAGGTCGAAGCCAAACCCCGTGTCGACGGCGGCGTCAGCGATCGCGATCGGGTCGTGCATCACGTGCCACATCGGCGAGTGACGCGTCGTGACGGCGAGCCCGACGCTGACCGTGGCGTGCGCCTGCGCGTCGAGGTCGAGCAGGAGCGCGCGCCGGCCCAGCTCGGCAAGGCAGGCGCACAAGTTCACGGCGGTCGTGGTCTTGCCGACGCCGCCCTTGTGATTGGCAATGGCTTTGATCCGTGGAGGCATGCCTGCACGCTTACACGCGAGCTCGCGAGTCCGCAAGTTCGCGGACTCGCGAGCTCGCGGACTCGCGTGTTCGCGGGCACGCGCAGCCGCAACTGTCCGCAGCTTCCGAGCATTCGACGGGCGACGCGATCGCCTCGAGCGCTCTGCCGGTCGCCGCCGCGAGCGCTTTTCTTACAGCGTGGCCGCGCCTTTTACAGCGCGGTTGTGCAATCGGTCGCGGGTCTGACAAAAAGTTGGAGCCACGCGCGGATCGATCTTGTATCGCGGTCGAGTGGCCTCTCGCCGCGCCGACGGCGCAGAGGTCGACCGAGCCACCAACCAGACAGCACAACGCCCCGTTCCCTCAGCTTAGCCGGCCAGGAGGAACGAGGCGCTTAGGAGAGCCGTGTCAGCACGACCCCAACGCCACGAAGCTAACAGCCACGACCACGCCGCGCAAGAACTTCGCGCGTTCCCAGGTGGGAACAGTCCGCCGCGCGGCGTCGCGTGGCTGGCGCTGGTGAGATCAGCCGTCGACCAAGAGGACGCTTGGCGCTTGGCTGAGCAGCTCGTGCTGCACAAGGACTTCCCGCTCGTGGCTGCGCGGCAAGCCGACCTTCAGCGCAACGCAGGGCTGAGCCAGCAAGGCGTGGTCCGAGCGCGAATCGCTCTTGAGGCTGCCGGCCTGCTGCGCCGACCTGCAATAGGTTTCTACTTGTGCACCCTGGCAAGCGACGAGCCTGCGCACCGACGACGGCGGATACGCCGATCGCTGGTGTTCTGGCAGCGCGCGGTGTTCAAGCTCGACGCGCACCAATGCGTCGACTGCTCTGCGCAGGAGGAGCTGGAAGCCCACCACATCTACCCGCAGGCCGTATGGCCTGAGCGCGCTCTCGACCGCCGCAACGGGGTCACGCTTTGCCGAGTCTGTCACGTTCGTCTCCGAGGCGCCGAGCTCGAGCACGTTGCTCGCTTCGAGCAGATCGTCGAGGCCCGCCATGGGTGAGCCCGCAAGGCGCGTCCTGACCGAGGTCAGCTGCGGGTACATCCCGCTCGGTTTCTGGCTGACCAAGAAGCACCCCGAGCTGCGCGGCGCCGCGCGCACCGTGTACATGGCGATCGGGCAGTTCGCGAACGCGGGCAACCTGAGCCCGAGCAAGCGCGAGCTACGCATGGCCACGGGGCTCTGCGAGAACAGCGTCGACGCTGCCGTGAGCGAGCTGCGCCGCAGCGGCTGGGTGATGATCGGGCACGAGCGGGGAGGGCCGAACGAGTACCGCTTGATGCGCGGCCCGTGGCTCGACGCCCCCCCAGTGATCGACCCGACCCCCCCCCAAGAGGATTCTACGACCCCCCCCAGCCATTGGGGGGGCATAAAAGGATCTGAAAAAAGCTCAGAAAAGCAGCACGCGACCGGCCCCGCGCTCTCGAGCCTGCCAGCGTCGCCGCCCCTGCCGGCGCCTCTTGCTGCTGTCTCTTCCCAAGCTCCAGCACCGAGAGCCGAGAAGCCGAGAGCTCCGCTCAGCGAGCTCACGACGCGCCGGCTGTGGCGCGAGTACCCCGACCATGCCGCGGCCATCCTCGCCGTGCTCGCCAAGCCGGCGCACGTCGACGACCCCGCGCTGTGCGAGCACAGCGTCTCGAAGCTGCTCACCAGCCGCGAGGCGATCGGCAGTCCGGTCGGGTACGTGGCGCGCGTGCTGTCGGGCGAGCTCGTCGCCCGGGCCATTGCGCCGCCGCCTCCCGAGCCTGCGCCGAGGCCGCGCCCAGCCGCGCCGCCTGACGACCCGCTGCGCAACCGCGTCGCTGCGCTCGCTGCGCGGCTCTCGACCTGCCCGGCGACCATGCCTGCGCACGGCCCGGTGCGCGAGGGCGAGCCCCTGCTCAAGGCGACGTCCGCAGCGCGCGTCAAGCTCGAGCAGCAGCTCGCCGAGGCCCGCGCTGCGCTAGAGCTACGCAACGTCCAACCCGAGGACCCACCACGATGAGCACGTTCCTCCCGACCGACGCCGAGCTCGCCGCGCTCGAGCACATCTTCACGCTCGCCGAAGGACACAGCGGCGGCAGCCGTCGCGCGCGCTCGCTGCTCGGCGCCTGGTGGAACGGCGACGAGCTCGGCGGGTTCAACTTCGCCGACCTGTGGAGCCTCGACGCGCAGGCCGTGACGGTCGTGCACATGATCTGCCGCTTGCCCGCAGGCTTCTACGCGCACGACCTGCCGGGCAACTTCGGCAAGCGCATGCGCCTCTTGCACGAGCGGATGGTCGACGCCGGGGAAGGGCGCCCCGCGCCGGCAGACTGAGGGCAGGGTAGCGCTGCCGCCCTGGGGGTTACCTGCTCTCGGCGCGGTGACAAAAAAGAGGTTACGGTTTTTCCGGGCTGCTAGGATGTGCCCATCCATGGTCATGCGATTTCACGCGATTGCACTGCGTTGAGAAAGCCCGGTCGAAAGGTGCAAGGCCGCCCGTCCATCCCCGAGGAGCTGCGCGCGATGCGACGCATCAGCGTGCGGCTCTACGCGGACGACGCCGCGGCGTTCGACGCGCTGTGCGAACAGCTGTCGCTGAGCGAGAGCGAGGTCATTCGCGCAGCGCTGCAGCTGTACGCATGCGAGTGCGCCAAGAAGCGCCGTGCGGATGCTGCGAAGTAGCATCGGTGGTTGACAGCGCGCCGCCCGGCTGCTCGTGTCTGACACGAAAGAGTGGGGCGCATTGACCGACACGAAGAAACCGACGACGAGCACAGTGGCGACGCGTCGCGTAATGGCGCGCCTCTACGCGGAGGACGAGCTCGTGCTCGGCGAGCTGTGCGCGCAGCTCGGGCTCGGCGAGGGCGAGGTCGTGCGCCTGGCGCTGCGTGCGCTGGCCAAGCGCGAGCGCGTGCGCTGAGCTCGACGCGTGCGCGCGCGTCGAGCAGCAGCGAGCTCGACGGCGCGATCCGCGTCGCGTAGTACTTCGCGTATGACAGCCAAGAAGAAGGGCGCCCGTATGGGACGGCCGCCTGTGCCTGCCGCCGAACGCGCCGCGCGCATCTTCACGATGCGCTTGTTCCCGCGCGACCTGGCACTGCTCGCAGAGCTCGTAGCGGACTGCGGGCTCAGCGAGGCTGCAGTCTTTCGCGCTGCGCTCTCGGAGCTCTCGGCCAGCAAGGCGGGGCGCGCCCGGCTACGCGATAGCGCTAGATAGGGTATTGCGCTAAGACGGGTCCATGGACGCTGAACAAGAAGTCTCTGTCTACGCCCTCGTCGACCCGCGCACCAACGCCATTCGCTACATCGGCACTTCCTCCGATCCCGAGACGCGCTTTGCGACGCATCGTCAGCCGGGCTCAAGGTTGCCCGGTGTGCGCGACTGGGTCGCCAGTCTGCGCAAGCGAGGACGCGAGCCAAGGCTTATCATTCTCGAGCGCGTTTCCTTGGCAATAGCGGCTGAAGCCGAGGCTCGCTGGATAGCGCATCACAGCGATGGACAGCTGCTGAACAGGACCCGTGGCGGCGGTCTAGGACGGCCAACGAAACCTGCGGCAGAGCGCGCCGACCAGCGCGTAGTCGTGCGCCTCTACGCCCAAGACGTCGAGCGCCTAGCCCGGCTAAGCGCGGGTCTCGGCAAGACGGCGGGCGAGACGATGCGGCTTGCTCTGGCAGCGCTGGAGAACCCGCGTTGCCCCGCAAACCATTGTAAACACGTGCAAATCATTTCGAGGCAACAATAAAGATAGCGCAATGCGCAAAGTGGGCGCATAGTTGTTTTGCGTGGCGGTGAGCAGGTCGGGCGGCAGGGTGCCGCGCCCCTCTCTCCGCCCGCAGAAAAGCGCCGCCAATGACCACCCACTCCAGCAGCCTGCTCACCGACCTCTGCGCCGCCCTTGTTACTGCGCATCCGACCTACCGCATCGAGATGAAGGAGCAGGAGCTGTTCGTCGGGCACGGCGTCAACGTGCGCCTCAACGACCTGTCTGGCGCCCTCGAGATTCACGCCACGGCGCTTGGACGCGGCCCGGTGGTCAGCATCTCGGCGCAGCTGCCGCGCGGCTACCAGCTGCGCACAGCGGTCGAGGCGGTCGCCAACGTCGCGACGGTTGTCTTCGGCTGACCTTGCAACGATTGCCGCTACGGCGGCGCTGGTCGCGTCTCTGCATTCGAGCTCCGAGCTCGACGGTAGAGACGAGCTCAGCGCTCGAGAAAAGAAGTACCCCATGACCAAGACCAACAAGAAGTCCGCCCCCGTCTCCGTTGTCGCGGCGCCCCGCGCCAAGACGCTTACCGCCGTCGACCGGCGCGCGATGCGCGCTGCGCAGCAGGCTGCCGAGGCTGCCGCGAAGGAAGCGCACGCCGCTGCGCTCAAGGAGAAGTGGCGCCTGCACTACGCCGCCAAGCGCGCCGAGAAGCGTGCCGCCAAGCTCGCGGCGGTCGCCCCCAAGGCGCAGCCCGCGCCCGTCGTTGCAGCGCCCGCCAAGGCGCCTGCCATCGCGCAGCAGCCCGCCCAGAAGGCGGCGCCCAAGGCGCCCGCGCAGCAGTCGCTCGACCTCGGCGTGACGCTCTCGCAGGCGCAGGGCGCGCTTGCGGTGCAGGTCGCCGCCGCGCACAAGCGCGCCCAGAAGGACGGCGACCTGCGCCAGGCGGGCATCGCCGAGGGCCTGCGCATCGCGCAGCGCATCCTCGACCTCGTCCGCTGAACGTCGTGACGCACGCGCCCTGCTGCGCGTCTGCGCCGCGACTGCGCTTGAGCTGCTCTGGCCGGCAGGAGTTCAAGCGCAGTCGCGGGCAGTAGTTGCCCGAGCCGATAGGAGATACCCGTGAACACGTTCGACACGTACATCGCGCTGCACTACGTGCGCAGCCTTCGCCAGCTGGCCAAGCTGCTGGTCGGGAGGCGCGCATGAACGCCGGCACCCGCAGAGGGCGGCCCCCGCTGCCCGCCAACGAGAGGCTCGGCGAGCGCGTCGTCGTGCGCCTCAGCCCGCAGGATGCGGCGCAGCTCGACGAGCTTGCGCGCGCGCTGCAGACCACCGCCGCCACCGTCGTGCGCCTCGCACTCGCGCAGCTCGTGCGCAGTCAGGGCGCGTCATGACGCGCGTGTACGTCGACAACGTGCGGCCGAACTTCTGCGAGCAGACGCTCGCCGAGGGCAACGACGTCGCGTCCTGGTTCCGCCAGGAGGGCGAGCGCTACATCTACGACCACAAGCTGCTCGCCCTCGGCTGGCAGCAATGGGACACCGATCAGGACGCTTGGTACTTCGGCGTCTGGGTCCACGTCGAGCTGCGCCAGACGTTCTGCTACGCCGAGGGCGACTGCACGCAGACGTTTTGCCCGACCGTCGAGCACTTCCGCGCGCGCATCGCTGCGCTCTGGGAGGCGCACCCCGAGCACCCGCCCGCCATGGTCGTGCTCGACTTCGAGACGCTGACCCGCACCAATATTCTCGACGCGCGCCTGCGCCCGGAGGACGTCACATGACTGTAGAAGCTCGCTTTGCTCTCGGGCGCCTCGTGCAGACGCCCGGCGCGCAGGCCGCTGCCGCGCCGGCGCACGTGCTCGCGTGCGTGCACCGGCACGTGACCGGCGACTGGGGCGTCATCGACGCGCACGACGCGCAGGTCAACGAGGCCGCCCTGCGCGACGGCGGCAGCATCCTGAGCGCGTACCCCATCGACGTGCGCGACCCCGGCAAGGGCATGCTCTGGGTCATCACCGATGCGGACCGGTCGGCGACGACCGTGCTGCTCCCGGAGGAGTACTGATGCGCCTGCACATCGAGTTCACAGACGACGAGCTGCGCGACATCCTGACCACCGCGCAGGAGAGCGGCTCGGGCTACTGGTGCATCAGCGACGACGACCTGGCTGACGCGCTCACCGGGCCGGGCGTGCGCATCCGCGACCGCGAGAACCCGGACGAGGTGCTCGGCCTGCTCACGCGCGAGCTGCTCGCGCAGGCAGGCGGCAAGCTGCACACGCAGATCCGCGCTGACCTGGTTGCGCAGTTCCTCGACCGCGACGGCCCGAACGGCGTCGACGCAGACGCGGCCGACGCGTTCCTGCAGGTCGCGCTGTTCGGCGAGGTCAGGTTCGGCTGAGCGTCCCACCTACGTCGAGCGCGCCCCGCTGAGCCAAGCTGCCCAGCGGGGCGCGCTCGCGCCTAGTGCCAGCGCGCGGCGCCCCGAGCTGCCGGACGTAGGCGCGCACGTCCCGGCAGAGGGCGCCCCGTACGCTGGCGCGAGGGCGCCCTAGCGGTCAGGCGCAGGTGCCTTGACGGCGACCCAGCCGGCGAAGTTGCACCAGCGCCAAAAGCAGTCGACCTGCGAGAAGCCTGCGCGCTTGAGCATGGACTCATTCCACTCGGCCGTGATGGGCACGAGCACGCCCTCGAGCGCGAGACGCTTGCGCGCTATCTCCTCGGAGCTGTACCCGTGCGCGGCCTTGAGGCGCAGGTACTCGCGCACCATCGTGTCGTCGATGCCGCTCGACGCGCCGAGCACCTTCTCGACGAGCAGGAACGCGCCGCCTGGGAGCAGCGCGTCGTAGACCCGCTGCACGACCTGCTGGCGGTACTCGATGGGGATGAACTGCAGCGTCAGCACGCTGAGCACAAGGCTCGGCACGACGTTCGGGAAGTCGCGACGTAGGTCGGTCGGGAGCAGCAGAAGACGGGGCGCCTCGAGCCCCGAGAAGCGCGCGCGCGCCGCCTCGAGCATGGGCTCAGACACCTCGACGCCGACGAAGCTACGCGCCTCGGGTGCGCGCTCGACGAAGGGCGCGAGCGCCTCGCCGCGACTGCAGCCGAGGTCGACGACGTCCGAGCTCGGGCGCACGTACGTGAGGCCGAGCTCGGTGACCAGGCGCCGCATCTCGAGGTAGTCAGGAATCGAGCGCGCGAGCATGTCGTCAAAGCACTCCGTGACCGACGCGTCGAACGCCCAGCGCGCGCCCTCGTCGGGCAGGTGACCGAGGCTGCTATTGGGCTGCATGCTCTGCTCCTTTGTGACGCAGCAGCACGCCGTCGCGAATGGCTGCTGCGATGTGGCTCATCATGACGGGAGGAACCGCGCGCCCGCAGCGCTCCCATTGCTGGCCGTAGTCTCCCGTCAGCACGAAGTCGTCGGGGAAGCTGCAGATACGGCGCAGTTCTGCGACTGAGAGTTTTCTGCACTGGGTCGGGTGCGAGATCGAAGCTTTGCTCGGGTCTCCTCCGAGCGCCGTCACCGTCTGCGCTGGCTTGTCAGGATGCGAGCGGACTAGCTGGAAATACTTCCCCGACTGTTCGCCCTCGGCGAGCTTCTCCCACTCTTTGCCAGTCGCGAACCTTGTCATCCATGAAGCGTCCTCAACGGGCCGTTGAACAAGTCCCGGCAGCGCATCGCGCAGTGTGTAGCGGTACGGCAACGGTTTCGGGAAGGTAGGGTCAAGTCCCAGGTCACTACGCACCCCGACGAAGATGAGCCGCTGCCGTGTCTGCGGAACACCGAGCCACTGCGCGTCGAGCAGCTGCGCCTGCACGCGATAGCCGCAACTCTTGAGCTCGGCGAGGATGAGCTTGAAGTAGCCCTTGGCGGTGCCCTTGATGAGGCCCGAGACGTTCTCGGCGACGAACGTCTTGGGCTGCACGCCGCGCACGAGCCTCGCGTACTCGAAGAACAGGTCGTCGGTGCGTTGCGCCTTGTCGCTGTACTTCTTGACCTGGCCCCAGCCGCCCTCGCGCTTGCCCACCGTCGAGAAGCTCGCGCACGGCGGGCTGCCGTCGAGTAGGTCGAGTTCGCCCGGCTGTAGCTTCATCGTGGCGAGAAAGTCCTCGGCCGTGACCTGCCGGATGTCGCGCCCGTCGACGAACGTGTACGGCGCGGCGTTGGCCTTGTAGCTGTCGCGCGCCGCGTCGATGAACTCGTTTGCGTACAGAACGCGAAAGCCCGCCATGCGGTAGCCCGTGCTCGAGCCGCCGCAGCCCGAGAACGTGCTCGCGCAGGTCAGCCCGTTCCAGGGCAGCGCGCGCACCTCGTCCATCGTCGGCACGCGGTACGGTGGTTTGCGAGTGTCAGGCGCAGGCATTTCGGGGGGCTCCTCGGAAAGTCTGTAGTGGACTTGGAAGTGGTACCGATTGAGCCCACCTACGCCGACTGTGATCGCTGGACATGGCTTGTTCGTCACGTCGCCTGCGCCCCAGGCGCCGCTCGTGTCATGCACGACGCGCAGGAGAACCTCGTACGTCATGCGGTGACCGTCCCTCCGAACGCTCGGCGAGCGGTCGCGTTGTAAAAGCGTATCGGCTCGGCAATGACGCGCGCGCACGCGTCGGCCATCCCGCTCGAGCCCTGGAAGGTGTCCTTGGTCCGCGCGATGACCCACGGCGGCACGACGCCGTGCGCGGCGCGCTTGAGCGCGGACTTGTGCCCCTGCGGCGGACACTCTGCAGTCGACATCGACAGCACGCGCTCGACGAGCTCGCGCTCCATGAAGGGCAGCCGGCACTCGACGCCCGCCGCCATGAAGGCTTTGTTGCAGCGCACGAAGTTGCCGCGCGCCATCTTGTCGAGCTGCTCGAGGCGTATCTGCCGCCAGTCCGCATCGGACTTTGCTGCGGCCAGGCGCATCGACCCGTAGCCCCCGAACAGCTCGTCCGACGCTTCGCCGCTCAGGCACACCTTGAAGCCGTCCGCTGCGATGCGGCGCGCAAGCGGCAGGCACAGCGCCGCGATCTCCGTCTGCGCCTTGCTCGGAATCTCGATGGCGAGCACGGCCGCTTCGAGGTCGGCCGAGGTCGGCGCCGACACCGGCACCTCGGTCAGCGGCACGCCGAGCTCGCTGCAGAGCTTGCGCGCTGCGTAGAGGTCGCCCGCGCGCTCGCTGAGCTTGGCGGTGTACGCGACGACGTCGGGGCGCACGCGCTGCGCCAGCGCCAGGATGAGGCTCGAGTCGAGCCCGCCCGAGATGAGCACGCACAGCGGGGCGTCGGCGACCAGACGCCGCGCTACGCCCTGCGAGAGCAGCGCGAGGACGTCGCCTACGGGCCGCTGCTCGGCGGCTGGGTCGTAGTAGCGCCTGAGCTGTCCGGTGGTCAGGTCGAGGCACGTCGCGGGCGGCAGCGGCCTTGCGCCTGCGCCCCGCCCCGGCCCCCAGGCTTTGCGCTCACTCGCCCAGGCGTAGCCCGCGCCCTGGCGCAGCACGTAGAGCGGTATCTTGCCGTAGCGGTCGCGCGCCAAGAGGCGCACCGCGCCGTGCGACCACGCAAGCGCGAACATGCCCTCGAAGCGGGGCAGCGCTGCCTCGCCCCAGGTCGCGAGCGCAGCGGCGACGACCTCCGTGTCGCCTGTCGTGCGGAAGCTGCAGCCCAGCTGCTCGAGCTCACTGCGCAGCTGGGCGAAGTTCCAGAGCTCGCCGTTGTAGCTGAGCACGCCGCCCCCGTAGCGGAAGGGCTGGTCGCTCGCCGACGACAGGTCCAGCACGCTCAGGCGCACGTGCCCGTGCACGACGCCGTCATGCTCGCAGAGCCCGCGTGCGTCCGGCCCGCGATGCGCGATGCGCTCGAGCGCGCGCTCGACGTCGAAGCTCTGCAGCTGAAACTGACCGGCGACGCCGCACATACCTATCCCTTCGAGCTCTCGCTCCACTCGTAGCCGCACTTGGGGCACGTGCAGTTGGTCGCGAGGTTCTCGTCGTACTCGGGGAACTCCTCGGGCGGCGCGGGCGCCTCGAGCTTCTTGACCAGCTTGTCGAACTCGCCCTGGTCAAAGCCCGTCAGTAGTGCGTCGTACCCCTCGCTCGCAAGCCCCTGCAGCTCGACCGCGAGCAGCTCCTCGTCCCAGCCAGCATTGAGCGCGAGCTTGTTGTCGGCGATGACGTAGGCCCGCTTTTGCACCTCGCTCAGTCCACGCAGCTCAATGCACGGCACCTCCGCGAGCCCAAGCTGACGCGCCGCCAGCACGCGCCCATGCCCCGCGATGATGCCGCCGAGCTCGTCCGTCAGCACCGGGTTGGTGAACGAGAACTCCCTGATGCTCGCCGCGATTTGCGCGATTTGCGCGTCGCTATGGGTCCGCGAATTTCTCGCGTACGGGATCAAGTCTGCTAGCGGTCTGTACACGACTGCGAGCTGCTCAGGTCCTGCTTGCTTGCGTGCTGCTGCCTCTGCCTTGCCCATGCCCCATCGCCCCTTTCAGCCGCCCTCGATCCAGTCTGCAATCGCCACGTGCAGCGCGCCGATGAGCTCGTACACGCTCGTGCGCACGCCGCGCTGCATGCGGTAGCTCCTCGCGCACCGCACGCCGTGCTTGTCCCGCTCGAGCGCGACAACGACGACGCTGTCGCTCGCCGCCAGCGCCTCGGTGATGAACGCGTGCAGGTCGGCGCGCTCGCTCTCGCCCCAGGCCGGGAGCGGCTCGCCGTCGCTGTACAGGACGCGCAGGTTCTTGCGCATCACTCGATGTGGTCGATGACGCGGTCGGTCCGAGCGCGCTGCCGGCGTCGCACGCGGTAGTGCTGCACGACCTGCCAGACGAGCAGCGCGATGAGCAAGAGCGCGATGAGGAGCAGCAGGTAGTGCGTCGTGCTGAACGCCTGCTGCGTCGGCCCAAAGATGCTCGCCGGCTGCGCGTAGGCGGTCCACTCGGCCACCATGACCTTGCCGAAGTCGGTGAGGTTGTCCGGCTCGATCGACGCGGAGCTCGTGTCGAATACGTGGCAGAAGCTGGTGTTGCTGCACTTGGCGTTGGCCTGGTCGTTGTCCTCCCAGCTCCAGCTGAGCCAGCCGATGCCGTGCTTCTCGCTCACGTCGATGATGCGCTCGGGCGTGACGTTCGTCGGCGACGGCCCGATGCCGCGGCCGGGTCCGAACTCTCCGACGACAACAGTCAGGCCCGTGTCGCGTAGGCGGTCCATCGTGGGCACGAGGTCGAGCTGCCCGTTCCACTGCGGCGGGACGCCGCCCTGCGAGTCGCAGACCATGCCGTAGATATGCCAGTCGAACAGCACGTTGCGCTCAGGGTCTGCATTGAACACCGCGCGTCCGTGGTCGACGATCGCCTGCGCGTTTTGGCCGCAGCCCGGCGCGTCGACCATGATGGCGCCGTGCCAGCCTGCATTGCGGATACGCGGAATGGCGGACACGTACGCGTCGCGCCACTTGCCAGGGTCGTCGCCCCATTCGTTGGCGATGTTCAGAATCATGTAGCGCTCGAAGGCTTGGTACTTGCGCGCGTCGCGCACCCAGCGCGAGACCATCGTCTCGAACGTGCCGGGGTCGCTCTTGCAGGTCCCGTCCCAGAAGCCCGGCACCTGCACTGCGCGGCCGAACTCGGTCGTGCCGCCGATGTTCGGACTCTGCATGTCCGCGATGGTGCGCTCCGGGTCGTCTGCAAAGTAGACGAGCCAGCGCGTCGTGTTGCTCGCGGTGTGCCCCAAGCCGGGGCCCCAGTTGTCCTGATGTGTCTTGTTGGTTCCGCGCATTCTGTGCTCGTGCCCGTTGGCGTCGAACAGATGCGAGCCGACCACGTAAAAGCCTTCGCCGCGAGAGGTCGGCGGGCGCGCGCCTCCGATGGGCGGCGGCCCTGCGTCGACGATGGGCGGCACGCCGCTGTCGACGACGGGCGGCACGCCTGCGTCAGGCGCAGCAGGCACGCCGCCGTCCGTGACGACGCAGGTCAGGGTCACGGTCTCCTGCGCCTGCGCATGCGCGAGCGTGGCGGTGAGCAGCACCAGCAATGCAGCGAGTAGAGGTTTCATTCGCATGGGCCTTTCGAGCGCGAGTAACGATGCGGCCTCGGGCGATCGAGCAGGTTGCCGAGGGCCTTGAGGCAGTGCCTTTGCTCGTGCTCAGGCAAGCGCCGCACAGCGTCGCGCAGCGCCTCGGCGAACGGACGGCGCGGCGCGCGCTGCGCGAGCGCGCGCTCGACAGCGGGCGCGCACTGCGGGTTGACCTCGAGCTCGTCGAAGATGGGCATCGTCTGCCCGGCAGGCCCGATGCGGTCGGTCACGTACGGCACGAGGTCGATGGGCAAGGTCAGCGCCCAGGCCGGCACGTAGCTCCAGACGAGCCCGCCCTCGCCGCCGAGCACCCAGCAGTCCCACTGGTCATCGACGCGCAGGTTGTCGTCGACGACCAAGTTGCTGCCCTCGTAGATGAGCCCGTCCTCGTCGAGGTACGGGTAGCGCTCCTTGAACGCGTCGACGGTGGTCTGCTCTTCTGGCGTCAGGACGATGCGTTCCACGACGGGCCTCCGTTCACCACGCGGCAGCGCGTGCGTAGATGGGTGCGAGCTGCGGCGCGCCGACCTTGGTCAGGCCGCCTGCGCCCTTGCGATTGACGAGCGTCGCGGGCAGCGCGCCGCCGTTGGCGAGCACGTCCTGCTTGACGCTGATGAGGTAGTCGGTCTTGCCGGGTATCTCGACCAGGTCCTCGAGCGCCAAGATGGCGTCGTGCGCGGCCTGCACTTCGGCGAGGCTCGGCACGCCGACGCCGCCCATGCAGCCGAGGATGCGGATGCCGGAGGCAGCCTGCGCGTTGAGCGGGTGGCGCCCCAGCGTGAACGGGTCTGCGGGCAGCGCAGGCGTGAAGCCTGTCATCGTGGCGCCCGCGCCAGACTCCGCGCGCTTGATGTACGCGTGAATCTTGCCAGCGCCGTCCCAGCTGACGATGAGCAGCATCAGCTTGCCGACGTCGGCTGCAGCCACGACGATGACGGGCCCGTTCGTCGGTGCGCCCGAGCCGCTGTAGAGCACGCTGCCGAGCGTGCTGTTGCTGCCCGCTGAGCTGAGCGACCAGCCGCGCCCTGCAGCGCCCGAGCCGATGAGCGTGCGCGTCTGCGACGGAACAGACTGCGACTCGATGACGAACGGCACGCCAAACCAGCAGCCCGCCGCGTTGCCTGTCACTGCGTCTGTCGAGGCGTAGTGGTCTGCGTCGGTGAGCGCGTTGACGGCGTAGAGGATGGGCGTGGTCTCATAGCTCCACAGCCGCGTGGTTTGCTGCGCGAGAGTGAGGCCGCCTGCCCACGACGCAGGCCCGACGCGCGTCAGGTGGTCGGTCCCCACGCGGTCGAGCACGACAGCCGGCACTGCGTCGACGCCGCTGGCGAGGGTGTCGGTGGTCAGGTCCCACAGGTGCTCGGTCTTTCCGGGGATTGCGGTTAGGCGTCCGGTTGCATCAAACGTGTCGAATACTTGCTGTATCTCCGCAAGGGTCGGGTTCGTGTGTCCGCCCTGCACGGCGAAGGCTGCGCCCGACACGAAGGCGATACCATCGCTGCGCGATCCAACCTGCATGGCAACACCGCCAGGCACGCCAAAGACTGCGGCGACATCCGCGCCGACCTGCGCACGTCGCATGTACAAACGAAGCTGCGTGCCGGTGAAGTGTAGACACGCCAGAAGGGGCTGCCCCAGATCTGCTGCTGTGATCGTGTACACGTTCGATATGTACGCGGTGCCGCCCGAGACGATGACGCAGCGAAGCGCGTTGCTAAACGTCTGCAGAGTCCAACCGTTGACGCCGCTCAGGTCGATGGCATGTACGATCTGCTGCGTAATCACCGGCGGCACAACGTCCCAACGAGCCACAGCAAAGACGTGGAACCCGGCAGCGGCGCCTTGAATGCCGCGCCCCGGCGAAGTCTCAAGACGACTGCTCGCGCTAAACCCCATCGCCCCCAACAACCGCCGCCCGTCGGCAGACTGGTCAATCACCCGCACCACCGGCGAGCCCTGCCGCGCAAGCGCATCGACCGGCGCGCGCGTGACCGTGTCAGTCAGCTGCGCCGGTGCAGTCTGCCCGTCGACGACGACGGTGCCGCGCAGCTCGTCGCGCAGGCTCCAGCGGTGCGTGATGACTGCGCCGTCCATCGCGTCGGGGACGTCGCCTCGGGTGCGGATGGCGGCGACGAGCGCCTCGAGTTGAGCGCGTGTTGGCACACCGCGAAACGCAAGCAGCCCTAGACTGTCAACCGTCGACGCCGGATACCCGAGGCTGTCGTTGTTGCCCAAATACAGCGACATGCTGGCAGGGACGTATGCAGTCTGAGGAACAGACAGCCACACTCCGTTGCAGTACAGCTCGTGGACGCCCGGAACCGCCGTGATGCGCGACACGACGATCTGTATCCGTCCCACGTCCGACGCAATGAACGACGCCGTCAATGCGTTAGGTCCAGCCCCGGTGCCATTGTGAGAGTTGAAAACGCCCCCTGCCGCGATGTAGTGCTGATACCCGGCAGTCGCGAGAAGCCGGCACATCAACACACCGAGAGCTGACGGAAGCTGGCGCAGACGAAAGACCTCGACAGTCCCAAACCCCGTCCCCGCCCCCGCCTCGCCACCCCCCGCCGCAGTCTGCATGAAGTTGGCCGCGCTGAAGTTGGAGAGGCCGAGCAGCGCCTCCGCAACGCCGCCGCTGCCTGCCCCACCACCGCCCGTGCCGCCGCTACGTCCGCCAGGCGTGCGCCGCGCGAGCTCCGGGATGCGCCGGAAGCGTGCGCGCGTGCGAGTGCGCTGCATGCTCACGGCTCAGCTCTCCGCGAGGTGACAGCGCGCGACGCCCGCCACGCTGCCCGCGAGCGCGAACGTCGTCGCGTTCGGCGGAAACGGAATGTCCTGCCACTGGTCCTTGGCGATGCGCCCAGCGCCGTTCACAGCGGGCGTGAGCACAGCCGGGTCGCCCGCCACGGTCGCGAGCGCGGCCTTGTCGACGACGGCGAGCGTCGCGTCGAAGCTGATGGCGTAGAACACGTCGCCGCCCTCGGCCTGGATGCGCACGAACGCGCCCTTCCACTCGGCGGGCACGACGAAGGTCTTGCTGCCGGTCGCGACCGTGATGGGGTACAGCTCGCCGCGCACGGCGCCGCGCATGCACGCTGCAGCGTAGGGCGCTTGGTCCGGGCCGTACGAGTCCTGGCGCCGCTGCGCAGTCGTGGTCATGGGCCGCTCCTTCGCGCCGGAGCATGCCCAGTCACGCCCGAATCAATCACAAAGGGCCGCCGCAGGTCCGCGTGTGACCTGCCTGCGCGCGAGCTCGCGGCTTTAGACCGGCTGCCCCGCGGCGCGCCGGTCGGTCAGTCCGAGGAAGCCCGACGCCTCGATGCTGCAGTTGAGGTACACGTCGGCGGCGGAGTAGTTCTCGACGACAAGCCGCGAGTGGAAGCCCTGGCCGGGCTTGCCGCGCGTGAACTCGAACTGCAGCCAGACCTGCAGGGCGAGCTCCACGCTGTATATCCCGGCGCTGTCTCCGGCAGACGCGCTCTCGACCGTGGTGGGCCCGGTGTAGAGCAGCGCCAGGAACGGCGTCGCCGACGCGTCGCTCAGCTGCGTCGCTGCAGCCACGGTGATGTTGCTCGCGCTGAACCTGCCCTCGACCCACACGAAGCGGTCGCGATAGTCCGCCTGGTCGATGGCGCCCGGCGACAGCTGGGCCGGCATGTTGAAGTCGTCGAGCGCCGTCTTTTGCCCCGCCAGGCACCGGAGCGACGTGAGGCGCCGACGCTGCCCGAGCAGCTTCTGCCGCACCTCGTACGTGCCGTCGTCTGCCGCGCCGAGGCGCTCACGCACCAGCCAGCGCACCGGCCGCACGGGCGAGGCGCCGTCCGCGATGGTGCCAAGCGGAGGGCACGTTGGCAGCGCGCGCGGCGCGGGGTCGGACAGGCGGTAGCGCGGCACGTTGCCCTGCTGGCCCTGCGCGTACACGCCGCAGTTCTGGGGCTGCTCGAGGTCGATGGTCTGCATCTGCGTCGCGTGCACCGGCACGCGCGTGACCACGCTCGAGCTGTTCGTGCGCTCGGTCGCGGTCACCAGCGCAATCATCGACGCGGCTTTGTTGGCGCTGAGCCCTTGCTTCATCTCGCACATCAGCGCGCCGTCCGTGTTGCGCGCATAAAGCCAGATGTCAGGCGGCGCCTTGCCGAAGCTGCTGCGCAGCGCGTGCGTAAGCGGCTGCTGAAAGGCCCCCTGCGCACTCGACCCCGACGCGCTGCCATACCCGGTGTAAAACAGACGCGGCGCAAAAGCAGACTGCGACACACCGGCGATCTGTCCCCAGATGCTCGGCACCGGAAAGTCGGCAGCGAGCGCGTCGTAGTGCCCGACCGACGCCACCTGCACCCAGCGCTCGCGCCAGTCCTCGGACGTGTCGAGCACGACGCACTGCGGCACGACGGAGCCGGCTGCGTGAAAGAGCGCGCCGCTCGACACGACGCGCCGCAGCGCGCCTGCGGGCACGTGCGCGAACTCGTTCTGGGCCAGGTCCGCGATGACCTGCGCGAGGTACAGCTCGATCACGTCCGCGTTCTTCGGCTGCGCCGCGTCAATCCACGGCTGCGAGCTCACGCCCGTGCTGGCTATGTACTTCGCCGAAACGCGCACCATCAGCACGACGCTCTTGGCGCTGGCGCCCATGTTTACAACATCGAGGCCGCCGCTCACGTTCGCGCGCAGCACGATGCTCGTCACCACGCTCGGCGTCTGCACGGTCAGCAGCGCCGGATTGTAGCCGCCGCCTGCCGGCCCGAGCTTGCTCGTCGGCAGCCAGACGCGCTGCGAGTCAAGCGCCGTGGTCGGGTCGACCAGCTCCGCGTCGCTGACCAGGCCGCACGCCTGCACGAAGCGATACTGCATCCCGGCCGCTCGCTCCGGGAGCTCGTACACCGCGCCGGCCCCGAGCGACGGGAGATAGCAAAAGAAGGTGCGCCCCTGCCTGTGCTGGTCGAGCGTGAAGCCGTAGCTCTTCTGGCAGAGCATGCTCTGCAGCTCGAGCCAGTCCTCGCGCGTGACCCGCTGCCCCGGCAGAAACTCGAGCGGCGCGACGCGGCGCTTGGTCTGCTCAGGCACCGTCACGGCCGGCACGAGCTTGATGGCAGCGGGCAAGAGCGCGTCGCCCCAGACCGCGTCCCGCTGCGCCACGCCGCCCGAGATGGCGCGCGCAGGTAGCCCTCGACCGAGCACGAGCGACAGGTCCTGCTGCTGCTGGGGCTGCATCGCCAGCGGCTCGAGCGAGCCCACCAAGAGCCCCGTCGCAGGCGCTGCGCCGTGCGGCACCGCATGCGGGTTGCTCGGACGCTGTGTCGTGCCGGTATACGACGCCAGGTGCGCGCCGAACGACGCGCGCATGCGCACCTCGTTGAGCGGCGAGGCGCGCTTGTACGCGAGCAGGCGCGCCCGGCGCTGCGCCACCGGAAGGGTCGAGCCCTGCAGCAAGAACAGGGTCCGCTCCATCAGGTCGAGCGTCGTGGTCGCCGACTGCAGGAACAGGTTGTTGGTGGCGTCGTTGAGCGCCTCGGTCGCGCGCGCCGCAATCTCGGCCCACGCACGCAGCTCGCTCGCGCGCACGCTGTCTTCGTCCTTGCTGTAGCCCGAGCCCTCGAGCCTCTGCAGCAGCTCGAAGTACCCCTGCGCGTCGAGTGTTCCCAGGTCCACGTTAGACCTCCACGTACATGCGAATGATGAAGCTCGGCACGAGCACGCCGCCCGCTGCCGACAGCACGGGCACCGGACCCGGCATGCGCGCGACGTCGATCACGCCTGGCACGCGCGAGACCGCCGCCGCGATGGCGTCCGGGTCGCTCGAGACGATGCTCGCGGGCAGCCGCACCTGCGGCCCCGTGTCGCTCACGCTCGGCGCGCGCAGCTCGTACGCGCTCGACGCGGCCTCGATGATGGCATCGGCCAGCGGGCCGCCCGGCGTCACGTACGCGCCGACCGCAGGCGGGAAGGGCAGCGGCACCTCGAGCCCCACGGTATTCCCAACCAGCGAGCTCACGCGCCGCTGACAGATGTACGCGCCGGCCGCGGTCGCAGCGTGCACGATGATGCGGTCGCCGACCGCGAGGTCCGACACCGCGCTGAGCCCGAGCGTGCTCGAGCCGGTCGTCGTCACGGTCACGCCGCGCATCGACTGCTGCGGCAGCCTCCAGTCGGGCGCGTAAATCTCCGCGCACGCGATGTTCAGGTAGTCGATGGACGTGTCGAGCTCCTCGTACACGAGCGCGCCCGAGACCTTGTCTGCGGGCGACAGCCGCGCCGAGACGTACGAGAGCAGGTCGCCGAGCTGCGCCGCGCCGACGTACTGCCCCTCGACCAGCACCGGAAGGATCGTGTATGTGCCGAGGCCGCTCGTCGCGGGCACGACGTAGCACTCGCGCAGCTCAAGGCGCGGGTAGCTCAGCGCGATGCGCCGGATGTCCTCGAGCGTGCCGACGCCCGTGCGCGCGCCGTAGAGCGCCGTCAGCGCGCCCTGCTGCGACGCCGAGTCCATCGCGTCGAGCCCGTCCGACAGGCGCAGGATGCTGGCCTCGGCGAGCATCGTGCCGGCAGGCGAGACCAGCGTCAGCACGTCCTTCGGGTCCTTGTTGCCGCGCTGGCCGGCGACCTGCGCCGTGATGGAGCCGACCGCGCCGAGCTGCTGCGTGAACGTCGTGTGCAGCGCCGGCAGCGCGTCGAGCTCGTTGTAGAGGTCAAACAGCCAGCGCTTGAGCGCCACGCCGTTCTCGACGTCGAGCAGCGCGCACAGCTCGCCGCCAGCGGTCAGGTACACCTCGCCGACTGCCGCCGCGACAAAGCCCGCGCCGAGGTGCCCCTGATAGAGCCGGCGCCGGCCGCTGCGCTGCCCAGAGCGCAGCACCTTGCTCGCTGCTGCGGGCGTCGTGACCGCGGCGTCGAGCGTGTACGTCGTGCCGTCCGCGTGGCGCAAGACCGAGCCGGCAGGCTGCGTCTGGCTGCCCGTCGTCGAGCGCAGGATGACGCGGCCGGTGCTCTTGGCGGCGGTCGTCGTCGTCTCGGTGAGGTCACGTCCGAGCCCGCGCTCGGCCATGAACTCGGCCAGGTAGGGGCCGAACGCGCGGCGCGGGTCAAGCAGGTTACGCGCGACGCGCCCCTGCTCCTGCATCCCCCAGGCAAGCGCCGCGAGCAGGCGCGCCGTGATGTCGAAGTCGCTCTTGTCCGAGACGTCCGCGCCGCGTCGACGCGTCCTGATGAGATCGCGGCCGCGCTGCTCGAGCTCGCCGCGGTCGTACGCTGGAAACTCGATCGCCATGGCTACGCGCTCCTCGGCACGACGCCGGTTAGGGCCAGCGTGCAAAACACGACGGGGTCAAAGTCGATGAGTCCGCCCGGAGTGCCGACCGGGTAGAGCTGCACGTCGCTCACGCCCTCGATGCGCAGGAGCTCGGCGCGCAGCTCGCTCGCGCGCAGGCTCGATGCCCAGCGCCTGCCCTCGGGCGGCCAGCGCGTGACGGCCTGCCCGGTCTCGATCGGGGCGATGTCGCTCGAGTAGTGCGCGACGTAGTTGGCGCTGTGCGGAGGCTCGAGGTAGCTGCCCGGCCCGAGCGCGTCGTAGTACGCGAACACCGCATCGACGCACGCCTGGGTCAGCGGCCCGGCCGAGCCCCAGCGCAGCACGCTCAGGACCGCCGCCTCGCCTGGCCCGAGCGTCGACACGTCGGCGATCTCGACGTACGTGCGGTCGCCCGCGATGTTCAAGATGGGCGTCACGACCGTCGCAAACGCGTGCCGCTTGTCCGCGCCGAGGTGCCCCACGGTCGCCCAGACGCGCTGCCCAGGACGCAGGCTCGAGTCGACCTGCGCGCCGGACGTCGAGGCGTACAGACGCGTCGCGTGCCGCTCGTAGGGCGTGACGTCAAGCGCCTTGCCGCAGTCCGGGCCGTAGCCGGGCTGCGCCTCGATGGACAGCTCGAGCGCGCTGGTCGCCTCGCGAAAGGCGTACCCGTAGTTCGCGACCGGGTAGGCGTTGCCGCGCCAGTCCCACTCGACCGAGCGCGCGACGAGGTCGTCGAAGTAGCTCGCCTGCGACCTGCACCAGTTGGTAACGCGCGCGGCCTGCGCCTCGCCGATGCGCCGGCTGTTGTTGCCCCAGCCGCAGAAGCTCAGGTTGACGCCCGGGTACGCGGTCGCGCGCACGCTGCCTCGACGGCCGATGCAGACCAGGTCGATCGTGCCGGGCCCGCGCACGTGCTGGTAGACCAGCACGTCGTCGAGGTCGACGTCCGGGCACGACAGCGCGAGCTCGCGCCAGTGCTGCGCGTTGCCGTACCCGGGCGGCATCGCGAGCGTGTCCTCGATGCGCGCCGAGACGCGCGCGCTGTTCACGTCGATGTCGCCCACGGCATCGCCGCCGCCGCTCATCTCGACCAGCGTCGCCATGAGCTTGCCCTCGGACACGTCGACCGACTCGTCCACGAACCTGTGCACGACATAGGGCGCATTGCCGGCCGCGCCCGGCGTCGTGCACTCGGCCTCGACAAGAGCGTTGGGCGAGCTCGCAAAGATGCGGTTGGTGTTGTCGTTGACGGAGATGGCGCTGCGCACGGCGGCCAGCAGGTCGACCGACTGGTCGTCCAGGTTGACCGACCGCACGAACAGGTTTTCCGTGTCGAAGTACGGCGCGGTGCCCGTGGAGACCACGAGCAGCATGCGCGCGCCGATCCACCCGACGCCGACGCCGGCCGCCGCGCCTACCTTCGGCACGAGCTTGCGGATGCCCGTGCCGAGGGCGAGCATGACGTCCTGGTCGCTGAACGTGTAGACGACATCAGAGAGCGTCCGGTACGTGCGCTCGACGCCGTCCGCAAACACCTCGCCAGGAAACACGATCTCCGTGCCCGCCAGCATCGTGAACGGGTCGTCGCGACCCTGGCTCGGCGTGATGGCGATGAGCCCGCGCGCAGGCGTGGCCTCGCGCGTGAAGTTCAGCCCCAGCATGCCGACGAGCTGGTCTCTCCTGTCGGCGTCCGCCTTCTCCGGGTCGAGCTGCGCCAGCACGTGCGCGCCTGCGACCTGCGTGCCGTGAAAGAGCCGCGCCGCCGCGTTGACCGTCAGGTCGAAGTCGGTGCCCTCCTCGGTACCGACGCCCGCCACGCTGCCGCGCAGCACCGCCTTGGCAGCGTCGAGCAGCTCGTCGATGGAGTAGGGCGGCATCGGGTCAGAGCTCCATGTTGTAGGGGACGTTGACGGGCATGCCGGACTTCTTGCCGGCGACCAGGAGGCTGATGCGGCCGGGCGCGCTCTTGCTCAGCGTCGCGACCACGCGCAGCTCCTTGATGCTCAGGTGCGCGATCGCGAGCTTCGCATACGCCTCGGACAGGCGGCGCCCGGTCTCGTCGGCGCGCTTGACCTGATAGAGCCTCGAGCCGAACGCCGGGTAGACCTGGCAGCTGCCGAGGCGCGTCGCGAGCGCGAGCACGACCTGGCTCGTGAAGCCGTCGTCTTGCTTGAGCCCGCCAGCTTCCACGACGTAGTCGAGCGTCTGCGCGTCAATCCAGCGGCGCGCGCGCACGGTCGTCTTGCCGAGCAGGGTCGAGCTCGGAGGCGGCAGGAAGTACGAGGCGGAGGTGCTCATGTCGTCGGCCTTTGGAGCACGCGAATGTGCGTTGCGGTGATGGCCCTGGTGCCGCCGCCTGAGCCTGCGTACCAGCCCATCTTGAGATATTGCGAGCCGACGACGATGTCGCCGCGCTCGCAGCTGCCGCCGTTGGGCGTCATCGACTCCATGCTGGGCCAGACCGTGGGCGACGCGCCGCGCTTGAAGTACCCCGCGCGATAGTTGGTCTTGCCGTTCGAGGACTCCGGGTTGGTGCGGGCGACGGGCAGCTGCGACACGGCGAGCACGAACGTCGTGTAGTTCTCGGCCGCAGCGGCGGAGGGGATGGTGATGTCGTGGTCGACGCCCAGCGCGCTAAAGCGCGAGCGCGTCGTGTAGGCATCCCATCGCTGCACGGCAACCTCGTCGCCTGGCCCGTAGCCCCACTGCTCGTAGGGGCTGCACCAAGTAGACGCTCCGGCGATGGCTGAGCTCGTGACGTTGCCAGAAAACCGGACTTGCAAAGCCGTCTCCTTGGCGACGTCGTAGCCGACCATCTGGTAAAGCTTCAGTCCGACGTGCAGACCCGCGTACGCGCCGCCGCTCGAGTAGTCCCCGCTGACATTTCCGACCATGCCCTGCCCGTTGACGATCATCAGCGACCCGCTGCTGCCGTGAAAACACCACGGCTGACCGTCTGCCGTGAAGTTGATGAACGTGTTGACCATCGACGCGCTGACGGTCTGGTTGGGCAGCGTGCGCAGGTCCTTGTCGTAGAGCGTCGTCCAGAACGTCGCGGGCAAGACCGGCGCCTCGTCGACGTAGAGCTGCGGATTGGCAGGCCAGCCCCCGTCGCGCACGATGCTGTACGTGGTGCCGACCTTGGTACTGCGCGTGTAGCTGCGCAGAAACGCGCCGTCGCGATAGACGCGCTCCTCGTCGCGCACCGCGCCAAACCCCACGCTGATGGCGATGACCTCGCCGCTCGCCGTGAAGTCGAGCGCCTCGGTCTTGCCGATGACACTGTTCGGCGAGTCGATGAACGTGACCGTCATGAGCCACGAACCTTGTCTGCTGCTGTTGGCAACACGCCCCCCTTGGCAGCGTTCGCTGCAGTCTTGAGCGCCGCGCCGCCGTCCTGAGGCACGGGCACCCAGGTCGTGAGCAAGGTCCAGATGCGTTTGATCTCCGCATCGACGCGGTCGGCGCGCGCCATGAACGTCGTGAGCGCCTCGCCGCCAAGGTCGATGCGCGTCGCGTGCAGCTCCGCCGTGCCGTCCGGCTTGAGCTTGAGGTAGGCGGCCGGGCTCGGCCCGAGCGCGCGCACGATGCACTCGCCCGCCTCGACCGACACCTGCCAGCGCCGCTCTTTGACGCCGATCACGATGCGCTCGGAGCCGAGGTCGACGAACAGCGACTCGCTGCCCGCAGCAGGCTGGCAGCTGATGGCCGGGTGCCCCCACCACTCGCAGCTGTCCTTGGACGCGTCGTCGGCGTGCGCCTCGATGCTGAGCTCGACCGAGCCGCTCTTGCCCACGCTCGCGCGCACGACCTTGGCAAAGCCGATCACGTCCTGCAGAAACTGCCCGACGTCCTTGCGTCTCATGACGATGCTCCGACTTTTGCAACTGCACGCAGCTGCGAACCACCGTAAGACACAGCATGGTCGATGATGCCGTTTGGGAACCGGTGCCGGGCTTTCCGGGGTACGAGCGCACGCGCTTCGGCGAGTTCAGGAGCTGGCGTTGCGGCAGGGGCCGCCGCAAGACGCCTCGCGCAGTGAAGCCGTGTCCCACCAAGGGCTATCTCCGAGTGGGGTTGGTGCGAGACGGCAAGCAGTATTGGATAGGCGTTGCCGAGACCGTCCTTGAGATGAACGTGGGGCCGCGACCCGAGGGCTTGCAGGTGTGCCATTTCCCCGACCGCAATACGGCCAACAATCATCCGGACAACTTGCGCTGGGGAACGCCGCTGGAGAACAGCGCTGACAAGCGCATCCACGGCACAATGGCAAAAGGGCAGACGCACGGGTCTCAAACAAAGCCAGAGCGCACTGCGCGCGGCGACAGGCACGGCAGGCAAACAAAACCAGAGCGCACCGCGCGCGGCGAAAAGAACGGCGCCCACACGATGCCGCATCGGCGGTCGCGCTCGCCTGGCGAGAGCCACGGGAGGCACAAGCTGACGGAGACTCAGGTCGCCCGCATACTCACGGAAGCCGGTCCGGCGCCGCGCGCTCGCGGGACTCTTACTCGTCTGGCGCGCGAGCACGGAGTTACGACCAGCGCAGTGTGGATGATTGTCAAGGGCCTCAAGTGGAAGCATCACGCTAACTCCCCGACGGCGCTCAAAACAATCGACCCCGGTGGGACCAGCTTGAGCGATGTCTGCGGGCCCTGACGCGCAGAGCGCGTGAACGTGCGCGCTGTGATGTAGTAGGGGCCGTGGATGCCGGCGACCTCGTCACTGACGTGAGCAATTGTGTCTGGCGCATAGAAGAGCCCGCCGTTCGAGTGTCCTCGCATTGTGTACTCGAGGCAGAATGCTCCCTGCTTCGACTTGCCGAGCTCGTACGCGGCGCGGTGCTGCGCGTCCTCCCGGGTCTTGATTGCGTTGTCGTGCACGACCAGCGTCTTGACGTACGGCACGCGCACGAGGTCGGTCGCCGTCGAGATCGCGTGGCCCTTGAATGCAGAGCGCGACACGTCCTTGCCTTTGACGCGCCCGTACACGATGACGTCTCCGCATACGTCCGAGATGTCCAGGCGCGAGCCGCCGCTGACGATGTTGTTCTGCGTGCGGTCGCCCTCGACCCGGCGCGTCAGGTGGTAGCTCGGGTGCTGGTCGTAGAGCAGCCCGCAGAAGAGCAGCTTGCCGTCCGGCGTCATGCTCATGAGCAAGCCGTTGCGCTTGGCGCTGCGGTCGAGAAACTCCCAGACCGTCTCGCCCGACTGCGGGCGGATGTCCTTGACCTTGAGCTGGTAGATCTGCAGCGAGCTGAGCCCGGTCGCGCCCGACCACGGAATGCCCTGATGCACGACCATGAGGTTCCCGTCGCGCGTGATGCCGTTGCGGAACGGGAACGTGAGCGGCGCATTGAGCGGCACGACCGTGCGCACAACCTTGGGCCGCGCGTACGGGCCCGCGAACGGGAAGGTGCCTGCGGTCTGCGTGATGGACGCGTCGTCGATGCGGCCGGCCTGCGCGCCTGCGAAGTCGTCGAACGTGATGGTGCCGTGGTCGATGCTCGCGGCGATCTTCTCCGACATCAGGCTCGGCTGGATGCCCCAGCTGCGCGCCTTTTGCTGCAGGCGCTTGAGCTTGTCCTTGCTGACGCGCGCCTGGCGCAGGTCACGCGCCGCGACGTGGTCGGCCGTGACCTCGATGCCCCATGGCTTGACCGCGCGGCGCGCGACCGACACGAGCGTGTCGTGCGCCGCGTACAGCTTCGGGTCCGCTGCCGAGCCGATGAGCTGCAAAGCCCGGTCACGTAGCGACAGCGTCATCTGCGTGCCGCCGTCCGCGTCGTTGGCGATCTCGCAGCTGTCGATGAGGAACGCGCCCTGTAGCGCGCGCCTGCCGCCCGCCGTGACGTACACCTTGACGAGCTTGCCGGGGGCGAGCAGCGCCTGCGCTTGCGTGATGGTGCGCCGGATGTCGCGCGCGCTCGAACTGCCGAGGCCGATGCTCAGACGGCACGCGTCGGCCGGCGTGAACAGGTCGCTCTGAAACGAGTAGCTCGTCCAGCTGTCGAGCACGCTCGACTCGCACTCGAGCTCCGCGTGGTCCTCGCTTGCGCTTGCGCGGGTCATCGCTGGGCTCCGTAGCCGGGCCGCTCGGCCGGCGTCTGCGCGTCCGTGACGATGCGGACGGTCGTGCCGCGCGGGTAGCGCATGGGGTTGGCGGTCGGGTTGTTGTGAATGACCTCGTCGGCGCGGTCGGCGTCGTTGTGGTAGTGCGTCGCGATGTCGTAGGCGCTCATGTCCGCCTGCAGCACGACCTCGATGGTCTGCACCAGGTCGTTCTGGTTGGCGGCGTCCTCCGCTGCGCCTGCGAAGTCGATCAGCGTGTTGAACAGACTCCAGCGCTCGAGCTCCTCCTTGGCGCTGAAGTTGAGAAAGCGCGAGACCACGAAGTACACCTCGTCGAGCAGCGCCGCGACCTCGTCGGCCGTCATCGCCGCCGTGTTGAGCGCGTCCTGAAACTTGCCCCAGGTGTCAGACAGCCGGAAGGGCGGCTTGTCCTCGTCCGGCAAGTCGATGAACGCGACCTCTTGGTCGACCTGCGCGGCGAACAGACTCGCGCGCGCTGCGCCTGCGAGCTCGGGCTTGGTGAGGTTACTGAGCAGCGACTGGTCAAGCCCGCGCTCCTCGAGCACGAGCGAGAGCATCACGCCGTCGCGACGCTCGCCCGACGTCATCACGTCGTAGTCGAGAATCTGCACCTGCACCGGGCCGAACTCCGGGTCGACGTACTCGACCGAGCCGCGCTGCTCAGGGTCCTCGATGACCGCGAGCAAGAGCTGGTACGTGTCGGGGTAGTACGACTCGTCGAGGCCGCGAAAGAGCGGCACCGTCAGGTTGAAGACGTAGGGCTTACGCCCGAGCTCCTCGACGCCCTGGCCGTCGCGATACGGGTACTCGGTGCGGCTGACGCGCCGGCCTGTGGCGACCTTGCGATCGCTGACCGGGAACTCGACGTACGCGAGACTCGCCTCGAGAATCGTCTGCTCGAAGTAGTCAGCCATCAGCGGGGCTCCCTTGGCGCGCCGGCCGTGGGCTTGGCGGCGTTGGCGCGGATGCCTGCGTCGATGGTCTTGAGCACGGCGACGATCTCGCTCGTGCCGCCCTGCGCGTTGACGCGCTTGCCGCCGATGCGGTCGAGCGCCTCGTTCTGCCCGGTCACGCTCGACATCCAGTCGGCGAGCATGTCGCTGAGCGAGCGCTTGTCGTCGCGCAGGGCGCTTGTGGCCATGTTGATGCCCTCGCCGACTGCGTAGCCGGCAGCGCCTGCGACCAGCGCCCCGCCTGCCATCACCGCGCCGCCTGCGAGCCCGCCCGCCGCTGCGACCGACCCGAGCGCGCCCGTCGCGCCGAGCGCGCTCACGCCGCTGCCCACTGCGCCTGCAGCCTTGCCCAGGAGCCCGCCCGTCTCCGCGCCGCCGAACAGCTTTCCCTGGATGGCGGCGCTCAGCACCGACGTCACGCCCATCGCCGCGATGCTGCTCGCCCAGATGGACAGCGCGCCGAAGGACTTCTCGAGCGTGTCCGCTGCGCCCGAGACGGCGCCGAGCTGCGTGTTCATCTCGTCGAGATGGCTCATCGTGTCGGCCTGCATCTCGGCGGCCGCGACCTGGTTCTTGAAGAAACCCTCCTGGGAGAGCGACGCAAAGCCGCCGCTAATCGCTGCGCGCCCCGCCTCCTCGCTCACGCCCGCGATCGTCTTGAACCCGACACCGCCCGTCTTCTCGCGCTCGCGCGCAGCGAGCAGCGACTCGACCGCCTGCAGCGACCGCGTCTCGGTGAAGATTTTTTGTCGCGTCGCGGCGCTCTTGAACTTGCTGTTGTTGCCGAGCTGGTCGAGCAGCTTGCCGACGTCGACCTTGCCGCTCGAGTCGGCGACGTTGTTGATGCCGATGCCCTTGAGCTCCTTGCGCACCTTGACGTCGTTGACGTCCGTGATGAAGCGCTCGAGCCGCGTTGCGCTCTCCGCCGAGCCGAACTGTCCGGTCGCGATGCCTTGCGAGGCGCCCAAGAACTGGCGCACGCCCCCGATGCCCTTCTGCCCGGTGTTCATCGAGAAGATGCCTGCGCTCGCCGCGAAGTCGCGCGCGAAGTCCTTGAGCTCGACCGAGCCCTTGTCTGCAGACGCGCTCATGAGGTAGCCGGCCTGGATGGCCTCCTCGCCCGTCAGGTTGAACGCCTGCTTGACCGAGCCGATCGCCTTGGCGAACTCGCCCGTGTCCGCGTTGGCGACCTTGGCGATGGTCGCAATCTCTTTGATGTTGTCCGCAAAGAACTGAAGCTCGCCGAACTGCGCGTGCCCCGTCTCGACGACGCCGAGCAGCTCGCCCTGGTCTTTGCCCGTCGCCTTGCTCGCCTCGATGATCTTGCTCTGCGTGGCTTCGCGCTGCTCGGCGGTCTGGCCCGCTGCGCCCGTGACGCTGAAGAGCCGCTCGCGAAAGTCATTGCCCGCTGCGATGCGCTCCTCCAGCGACCTGTGCCCCGTCGCGCCGCGCGCCGTCGAGACGGCAACGCCGATGCCGGCTGCTGTGCTCGCGCCCGCCGTGGCCATCAGCCCGCCGATCTGACGCAGCGTCTCGCGCTTGGCTTTGACCTCGGCGGCGGCGGTTCTCTCGGCGTTGCGTATCTGCTTGGCCGCCTCGCGCTCGGCGGCGCGCGTGACCTTGGCCTGCTCGGCCATGCGGACCTTGGCGCTCTCCTGCGCGAGCCGCTGCCAGCGCTCGGCCTCGCGCTCTGCAGTGCGCTCGATCTCGCGTCCGCTCTTGTCAGCGCCGCGCGCGACATCCTTCTGCGCCTCGGTCGTCTTCTTGGCCGCTGCGACCTGCGTGTCGGCCGCAGCCTTGGCAGCCTTGCCCGCGGCGCTCGTCTCGCGCGTCACACCCTGCAGGGACTTGAGCGCCTCGCTCGCGCCCACCATGGTGATCTTCGCGGTCGCTTCGATGCTCACCGTCCGCTCCTTCGCTCGCGCACTTCGGCCAGCACTTGCAGGAAGTAGATCAACTGGGTGGCGGTGACGTCCCGCGCAGCATCGACGCCATAGAAGTGACGCAGTGCCTCAGCGTGGACGAGTCGTAGAGGCTCAAGACCGCCAGTGGCTGCGCTGATTTTTTTAGCGACTCGACGAGCGCTCCGACCTCCTCGGGCGGGCAATGCGTGTAGGGGTCCATCGCCTCGTGATGCGCCTTGTACAGCTCGAACAGCGTGCGCACCGTCAGGCTGTCAAGCTCGGCGACCTCCTTCTGCGAGCTGAAAAAGGGCTGCGTCGGCGCGTCGACGTCGACGAATGCACGCGAGATGGTCTCGCGATGAATCATGCGGTCGAGGAACTCCGGGTCGGCGACGAGCTCGGCCTTGGCGCGCTTGCACAGCTCGACCGCCTCGAGCCGCACGCTGTCAAGCTCCGCGTCCGTGAGCAGCTTGACCCCGACCTCGATGCCGGGCTGCCCAGGAAACGGGTAGCGCTGCATGACCTGTCTGCCACGCAGCGCCGCACGCACCGACTCGTCCGAGAACTTCGCCATTACGCGCCCAGAATCTTCGGCGCGCCCGCGATGAACTGCGCGCTCTGCATCGTGGCCGCGTCGACCGCGTTGGCCCAGTCTGCAGACTCGAACCAGCCCTGAAACTGCACGCGCTGGTTGCCGCTCTTGACGACGATCGTGAAGATGCGCTTCTGCAGCACCGCCGTCCTGAAGTCGAACTCCATACCCTTGCGCGGGATGGCGCTCTCGATGGTGGCCTCGCTCGTGGTCGCGCCGTCACTCTTGCCGGCGAGGCCCTTGCGCATCGTGAAGACCTGGTTGTTGTTGCCCTTGATCGAGAAGCTCGCCTTGTTGGCCTCGGCCAGCAAGCGCGCCTCGATGTAGATTTCTGCTGGCCCCTCGTACGCGTCCACGTGTCACCTCCTGTTGGCGCTGAGAGGCTCAGCCGATCTGTCGAACGTCGTTTGCGAACTGGTGCGCGCCCTCGATGACGTCGAGCGGCAGCACGCCGTTGAACCTGCCCGGCGCTGTCTCGGACAGCTCGGTCAGGATCTGGCCCTTGTTCTTCTCGACCGAGCCGACCTCGAGCAGGCCGTCCTCCTCGGCGCCGATGGCGACCTCGTAGAGCGCGTCGCGGTAGAGCGCTGGCGTCAGCACGCCGCTCGGCGCGACCTGGCCATCGGGCGGGTCCTGCGACGCGTTGAAGCCGACGAAGCGGTCGAGGCAGAGCAGCTCGGTGCGGTCTGCGACCTCGTCCGGGACGGCGACCTTGGTCGTGTCGAGCACGCGGTAGTCCGCGTTGCTGAGCTGGTCGCGGCTGCGCGTCGTGATGGAGCGGACGACGTACACCGTGCCGTCGCCCGCGGTCGCCAGCGGCGTGATGCCGTTGTTGAGCGCGCTCTGTAGCTGCGCATTGATGGGGCGACTGGTGACGAGCGCGTGCGGCTTGACGCTCGGCAGGATCTCGCCGTCGAAGTTGTAGGCGGTGCCGCTCGCGCCCGCGCTCTCGCGCGCGGCGATGCGCGCCGCCAGGCCCGCTGCGATGACGCCCGGAGGCTGGTCGGCGAGGTACTGCCAGGCGGCCTGCATGCGCGCCTTGTTCAGCCCGGTGACGAGCGTGGTGGTCAGGGCGAGCGTGTCGAGCGAGCCGAACAGGCAGCGCTTGCGATGGCCGACCTCGGGCTGCTGCTCGGCATCGATGTGCGCGCGGAAGAGCGCGAGGTTGGTGGCGTCGGAGTAGGGCGCGACCAGGTAGCGTCGACGCACCGCCGCGATCGCGTCGAGCGCAGCCTGCGGGTTGTCGCTCGTTGCGCCGGTCGTCAGGTAGCCGCCGACCGGCGCAACCGCCGTGATGCCTGCGCCCTGGATGGCGCGCTCGCGCACGGCGATGAAGTTGCCGCGCGGGCCCTTGTGCTTGGCCGTGAGCGTGACCGTCCCGGTGTTCGCGGCGGCCGTGACGGGCCAGTCGCCTTTCGCGTTGATGGCGGCAGCGACGGCGATGCCGACCGCAGCAGAAGCGTCGCCGCTGTTGACGCCGACCTGAATCTCCTCGCCCAGCACGGTCACGCCGCGCGTGCCTGCGCTGGTCGCCGTGCCTGCGTAGACGATAGTCCCGGTCGCTGCAGTGCCTGCAGACTCGGCGATGGCGATGGCCTTGAGCGAGATGCCCGCCCAGCCGTCGAGCGCCGCCTTGGCCATCAGGAAGAGCTCCGAGCCCGCGCCGAAGTACGTGCGCGCGTCGTCCTCCGAGAAGATGTCGTACTCGGTCAGCGGCAGCGCCGAGCCGCTCGCGGTCATGTTGCCGAACAGCACGACGTGGCGCGTGACGCCGCCTGCCGAGCGCACGCCGACGCCGAGCGAGACGAGCGTGTACGTGCCTGGCACGCGGTTGGAGTCGCTGATGATGCTCTGCAGGGCCATGGGTCAACGCTCCAGTTCTGCGTCGTCAGACGCGGGCGGCGGCTCGGGGGGCAGCTCGTTGTCGATGCCGGGGCGCGTCGGCAGGTTGACGCCGATGGGCGGCAGCTCCTCGGGCAGCTCGGGGTAAGGCAGCTCGTTGTCGGGGCCGGGCGACTCAGGCAGCGTGCTGCCCCCTGGCGGGCGCTCGGGGCGCGGCAGCTCGTTGCCGGGGCGCGGCCCTTCCGGCAGCGTGCTGCCGATAGGCGGCAGGCCAGGGCGCGGCAGCTCGTTGTCGGGCGCAGGCCCCTCGGGCAGCGTCGAGCCGATGGGCGGACGCTCAGGCGGCAGCGTGTTGTCGATGCCGGGCGTCGGCAGCGTGCCGCCGATGGGGCGCTCGCTGTCGGGGTCGGGCTCGGGCTCGGGGCCAGGTAGCGCCTCGCCCGTCGCGTCGTCGAGGTCGCCGCACGACAGCGCCTTGCGGTAGTAGATCGTGTTGGGCACGTCGACGGGCGCCTCGCTCATCGACAGCTTCACGACGCCGTCAATCTCGTGGTCGTACGCCTCGCCGGCAGGCGCGGTCGACCAGCCGACGTAGCCGCGATGCGCGTCGCCCTCCCACTGCAGCAAGCGCCCTTCGACGGCGCGGACTCTGAGCGTATCGGTCATGGCTTGAGGCTCCAGTCATCAGGCGGTGG